TGGTAGGATTGTTGGCTCCAACAAACCAGGTTTGACCTCTTACACCCGGATCTCCATAAGACCCAGTTGGTCCAATACCACCTTGATCCCCCTGAGTCCCCGCTTTTCCAGTTTTTCCATAAGGTCCTCCTCCAAAAGAAACGATACTAGAAAAATTATAATTTACCTTATCTATTAGAGTTTTTTGAGAATCGCCTCTATCTATTTTTAATATCTTTAGATCTGACATTTAGGTTTAATGGTTTACTGTTTAATATATATCAGGTATAGTAAAAAAGCCTCCTGATCCTCCTGTATTTACTGTGCTAGTTGTTCCTGGGGTTATTCCAGTACTATAAGCTCTCCAATAAACACCAATTCCCCCTGTAAATCCCCCTCCCGTAGCTGGCCTATAAATGGTAAAATCCATTGCTTGAGCTTTGAATGGGAGATTAACTACTCTATTGACAGTTCCTGATGTCCCTCCATATCCGATATAGCCAAACCCATTATAGTTTGAAGTGTCAGAAAAGCTGGAAGGGCTGGAAGGGTAGCCATACCCTGAATAAGTATCAGATACACAATATGCAGTAAAGCTAACAGATTCCCCGGAGAGAAGGAAATTTCTGCTAGCAGTAGGCCCTGTTGACGAATATGTGTCATTCCATCCTCCTGATCCTGAATAAAATCCAATCCCAACATAAGATCCTTTAGCTCCTCCTAAATTTGGAAAATTCGGAGTAAAAACTAAAGTATTCCCGCTAGTAACCGGAACTACACCTAGAATCCCATTCTGCTGTGTGATTGTGAGTGTTTCCGTATATGGCTGAGATAATAAATACCACGAAACAACTTCATTTGTTCCCGTTGGACCACTGGCAGATGCTGTTATTCCTGAGAGATTTCCTGGAAAAATTATAGGCGAATATGAAGCACCAGTCAAAAGTTTGCCTCTAGAATCAAGATATGATTTGTTTACATTTTGAGATTTGAAAGAAAAAGCATAGTTCTGGAGGGAAGATGCTGACAATGAATCATTTTCTCTCTCTACAGAAAGAAGTGATCCAGGTAATCCATTTATTCTTAGTACAGGAATTTCAGAAACAGAATTAGGGTAATTGAGATTAAAAGAATTCCTAATTTGAAGTGAGCTTCCATAATTAGGTCCACTGTAGTATCCCTTATTGTAAGTCAAAAATTTAGAATCGATGACGAAGTTAGACGAATTTATCTGTATACCTCCAGTGGCATAGATCCCATTAAATCCGGAAGTTCCAGTAACCCCGACTCCATAATTAATAAACATGCTTCTTCCTGAGGATAAAGTAGAGGAATCAAAAGAGAAAGAAATTCCACCAGAAGCTCCAAGAGAAAATGATCCTCCCGGAATTCCCCATAGCAATGAGCTATTATTAATGCCTGGTGAAGTCCATTTAAATACTGGATGCTGTCCATAATCTAAAGGTGAACCTGTTTCTAGATTTGTTTTAGAAAACTCAAGAAGTGCTCCTGAATTTACTGACGAATCAGTGGATATCACAAATTTGGAAAGATCCGGATTTGTTGGTCCTGCTTCTGGATTACTGTCTGAAAAAATAAAAGAATATAAGCTAGGATCTATCTGATTTATTATTAGAGAAGATCCGGTCAATCCGGAAGCTGGACTTGCATTATCTCTATACCTACTTTCCACTATAGAAAAAACCTCACCAGTCGAATTTAAATTATATCCAGTAGGGGTCCAGCCATAATCAGTAAAAATGCTAATCTCACCATCATTGCTATTAACCCAATAGTCACTTAATATAATCGGATTATCAATACCACCTATTGGAGCTGAAGATGAGATTAACCACTTGCTCCCTCTGACTCCAGAATTTCCTGTTTGTCCCTTTGGCCCAATCTCACCTATAGGACCAGCGGGACCGGTTTCACCCTGAATTCCCTGAGATCCCCCATGAAGCTCCAACGTTTCATCAAAATTATTATTTAACTTATTTATAATAGAGCTCTGATCGTCATTATAATTTATAGCTAATATATTCGTTTTTGGCATTTTATATCTTGATTATACTTAAATCAAATTGGATTGAATAATTGTAATTTTTTTCTAGAGGATACTCAAATTCATACACTAAACTACTAATACTAGTTAGGCTATAGTTATTATCTAAGATATAACCGTTATTAATCAAATCACTCTGAAGCAAATCCCCTCTAACGGCTTCTTTAATTGATGATAAATTTTCCTGACTAGCAGTTTTCTTTACGTATAGATTAAAAGATCCACCCTGGAATGCTGGAGAAACGTTTAGATCTATATAGGAATTTATATCATCATTTATTGAATTTGGATCCCCTACTCCGAACTCTGATATTATATTATCAATAAAAACGTTTTTTATTCCAGAATTAAGCAGAAATCTTCTTAAAATTCTATCCAATCTAATGATTCCCTTTAACTTATTTATGTCTTTAAAATACTGCCAAAAGATTTCACTCTCAGGAAATATGCTTAAATCCAATTTATTGAAATCTACCCCCGAAAGATATGGCCCAACGGATCCTATGCCTTTCCCTGAATTTGAAGATGTGATGTTTTGAATTGGTTTTATAAATCCGCTTATTATAGAATTTAAAGAAGATATGCTTGTAGAGCCTGAAGTTCTTGATATTTCCAAAGTTATGTAATTCGGGGCTGATATAGAGTCTGGGGTCTTCATTATTTTAGAGCCAAAGAAAGTTTTTATCTCCTTCATAGATCTGGTTCCTGCCATTTTGAGGTAAGTTGTTGCACTTGTGTAACCCCTATAATATCCAGGATCCCAAGAAGATGAGAATAAATTAAAGTCCCTAATTGCTATTGGGGTTTGACCTACTAGAGGATAAACAGGTCCTTCTGGTATGGAGCTAGATAAAGCCAAAATTGGATTTCCTAATGAAACCTTGGTATAGCTTAGATTTCTGGAAACCCCAAAGTAATATTTACCAGAATCAAAATTGCAATTTCTATATGATAGATCTATGGAGTGTGTTCCTTCTGAAATAGAATCGATCTTGTCCTTGTTAAAATGAATCACCTTTCTAAAAATGGGCTCATAGAATCCAGAGTATCTAACTAAAATGGAAGAATATTTACCATCACCCGGATTTAAAACGTAATTTGTTACTTTGGAGGTACCCCTAAGATCTTGAGGACCAGTATATGATTTAGAAAAACTTGTACCTAATGGTTTTATTATTTTAGTTGGCGGTTCAAAATAGATCTCAAATCCATTACTTTTAGAATCAGTACTTAAATCTACATCATTCCAAAAATAAGAAGTGTAAGTGATATAGCTAGAGCTGCTGTTTATTTTTTGAGAAATGTATGCTGCTGTGCATCTGTTTAGAATTCCGCTAAAATATTTTTCCCCTCCGCCCACCTGAAAAACCGGTGCATCTTTATATATTACATTAGAACCAACAGGGACAATTACTGGCGAAGATATTGAAAAAGGAACGTTGAAAATATAATTTTGAGCCTCTGAAACCTGACCAAAATTGACATAGGAAGGACCAATACCAGTAGGCCAAGGGTACGTGCAAGAAATAGAGGGTACACTAAAACTACCAATTCCAGTTGCTAAGATTGTTGGTGCAGTAGCTCCTATTGGATTCTGTACATAAAAAAGATGGATCTCTTCCCTTAGATCTGTATCGTAAGAGTTATTTTTAGCTATGTTTATTCTCCCATTCACCCCGGTATTCGTATCAACTAAACTACCCGCTGCTAGTGATAGATCTAACCCAGAGCTCAATTTGACGTCATCAATATAAGTAAATTTAGATCCGGTAGTGATAGGATATTCTAGGTATGCAGAGAATGCTCCCGTGAAATCCAATGTTGGGGTTACTTCTAATCCAGAATTTGCTGCAGCTTTTATAACGGAATTTCCTGATGCTGTTATACCAGAGCCTATATTAACTCCACAAAATCCTATAGACACAGAACCTGCAGTTACGCCGGAGATTTCGTATACCAGATTATAAAAAGCACCAGTGGCTGCGGAGAAAACATCGGATATTAAAGGGTCAGCGGAGGAGTTATACTCGTGGGTATATCCGCTAGAAAAATCAGTTCCTGTCCAGCCATCTCCTGATCCAGTAGTAATTAAAGTAGGTGGGGTAACACTAGTTTTATTCTTAGCAGAATATAAAGTGGTATAATCTATTATATAATCATCAGATTGGATAGATCCTAGAGGAAATAGCCTTTGGTCTTTCATTATCAGATTGCAAACAAACAAAACGAATTTTTGCTGGGCGTTCTCAATAACTTCGTAGGAAACTGGAGCTTGAATTATAGAATCGTCCTCATTAACTATTCTTAATATCGCTGAAAATTTATAATCTTCATAGCCTCTATAATTAGGAATATATTTACTAGTTGAGTTGGTATAATTTTCTACCTTTTTTTTAAGAACAACCTTAATTCCTCTAAAGATTGTTTCATAATAAGAAGATGCCGGATTATATTGAAAAGAAGAGAAAAGCTCCTTAGTGTAATTCTTTTCGTTAACATATTCTTGCGGATAATCACCAGGCTCAACCGTAAAATAAGAAGAAAGATAAAGGGAATCTTCAGGATTTGCACTTCTAGCTTTATCCAGATCTATTTTACCTGACAAATAACTTTTTTGATCACCCATATCTTCTACGGGGAAGTTTCTAGGAGGTTGCTCCAACAAAAACCACTCCATTGTTAGATATCTAGTATCTATAGATATTTTATCTAAGCTTGGAGAAAAATTAAGTGGTGTGAAAGCTGGGCTTGAATTTAGCCTGTATTGATTACCTCTTGCATCGTATCCATTAAAATAGCCCCATTTGTTTATATAAGGAACTATTCTGGAGATGTTAGATCTTTCTATAGTGTAATTTTCCCACAAATACTCATATTCGGTATTCAATTTACCGTTATTGAAAACGTCCAATTTAGAGGCGGAAGAACTTAATCTGGTAGGATCTAAACTTTGAATCCCTATAAACCCATCAAACGTATTAAAGTCCTGATAATAGTCAATATTAGAATAATTCATATTACCAGTATATGTGACGTTAGAATACTGAGCAGGAAAAACAACAGGCAAAGAATTCAAAGATGGAGCAGAATTAATAAAAGATGTTGATCCTGTTATACCATAAAATAAATCTCCTGTATTATAAATTGAGCCAGAATACAGAATCTGTCCACTCTTTACAAAATAAGGTATATTAGCTTTAATCTCACCAGTTCTATTAACTTCTAATTGATAATACTTATATGTTTCCGGGGTTGGCGTATAAGAATACTCAGAACTCCAGAAATCAAAATCAAATTCCTTGACGTCAAAGAATGTAAATACCCCTATATGGCTTTTATTTGAGCTATACACATTAAACGATCCATCAGATCCTAACTGAACTGTTGCAAATTGATTAGCAAGATTAGCAACCAGGAGGCTATCAAAATTGTTAAATGACGTTATTTGACCAGTCAATGGATCAATTATTGGTTCGTCAACATACTTAGTCACTTCTAAAATTTCAGAGGTTCCTGTTAAACTGTTTATGAAATAGCCTGGTTTAACTATGTTTGAGTACTTGTTGCTGAAAACTACTCTACATTCTTTAGTATCCGATCCGCCAATAAAATTAACATTTTTGAATATCTGAGAAGCATCAGCCCCATTTATTTTAACATATCCTGATTTTGAAAAGGTGTAATAGATTTCCCAGTTATCAATATCATCATCAGGTGATGGACTTAGACTAGTAGACGCTACTATGTTATTTAAAGCTGAATAATAGGTCTCATTATAAAGAACAATATCAGATTGTGAGTATGAAGAAGTACTATCCCATGATCCTTTAAATCTTGAAGTAAATTCATCATAGTTATCAAAGATACTAACAGAATAAGATTTATCCGTTTGTATGCCCCTGAATTTTGATCTAATAATAGAGGATGCTGAATTATTTGCAGAATCCCAAGTTGAGGTGTCTACACTTCTTATTAAGGATGAAAATGCCGATGCTATTTCAGTAGTAGATCCGGTGATAGCATTAAAGTAGTACGAAGTACCACTAGAATAATAAGATCCTCCAGTCCAAATGAGAACAGCTGAAAAATCTCCAGATTTAACAAGATCATATTTTCTTCCACCTTCCCTAATAGACCCATTAGGCCAATATATTTTAAATGTAAGATGCTCCGGGAATTCCCAATTCTTCAAAAACTCAACTTCAAAATACGGGTTTCCTGCTTTAGAAGCATTTGAACCTGGAACGGTAGCAATTTTTTTATCACTCCCGGTAAAATTCAAAAGATCTGTCTTAGTGTTATGTATTACCAGGGATCCGCTTGAATTAGAGTGGAAAGATCCAGTAGTTCCAAATGAATCCGTTTCTGGACGATAAGGACCATATTGATAGCAAGAGATGTCAGTACCAGATGCCAGTTCTTCCGAATATTTTTCAATTCTTTTTAAGCTGTAAAAATTATCATACTTATCTGTTAAATAAAAAAGTTTATCTGAATATTCAACATTTACATTATCAGATCCTGGTAGATATCCGCTGGCACCCTCGTAGTAAAGTCTAACCCCGCAAGAAGATGATATTGGATTAGAAAAATTATTGTCATAGTATCCAACATTATTTACGGATGGCTTTGGAAGATTTAAATTACCCGCATCGTTTTTGTGCTTAAAAAAGAAATTACCGTTTAACTGTAATTCGGAAACATCATTACGTGAAACATAAAGACCAAAATACCTATTTATAGTATAGAGATCAGAGTCTTCATCATTAAAAAGAAACTCTAGATTAAGAAGATTTGGACAAATTAAACCATTTCTTGAAAACCCCGAAGTGATATAATCTTCTAGATCTATCATTGGATCAGATTTAGAAGAGGATAAAAACGAACTTAGCTGTTCTCCTTTTTTAGAAAAAACCCCTTCTGAATAGCTAACTCCTTTAAAATAGCTATATGAATCATTTCCCCAGTTAATCTCTAATGGTGATGTGGAAAACCCTGGATTATTAAAAATAGATCTTATATACTTTCCAATTTTAGTTGATTCCCTAAGGTCAAATGTTTTAATTACCCTGCAATTCGGAAGAATTTTTTCTCTAAATGTCGAATCAATATTATCAACAAGTGAGATGTTATTTAACTCATTAAATATAGCAACTTTTCCACTTCCACTTAGTATTGAATACGAATCAACATTTAAAACCCCTTTAAAAATATCACCACTTTTATAACTCTTTGGATTACCGTATGGATCAATCCCATATTGTATAATAAAATCACCATCCGATGAATAATCTTGGATAACCTTGTAAGAAGTACCCTCTGATATTTTAGTTTGGTTTTCTGTGTAAGAATAGCTTAAAGGTCCAGGAACTTTAAACACAACAAAAAAATCTGGTATTTCATTTTTAACCCAAAGAGGCTGGAAGTACGAAAAATCTTCATTATAATTACCATCAATTAATAAAGAAGCTCCACTAGAATAGAAAAAATCATATTGTCCTGAAAAATTCTCAGCAGATCTTTTATCACCGTCGGTAAATTTAGCAACATCAAAAACTATGCTATTAGAAAGTGTACCCTTATCAAAATAATTAAATAGATCAACGGAGTAACTATTATCACCTGTTATATTAAATCTCTTAAAACGTGATGAACTTAATGTTTGATTAGCATTCATAGAATTAAACCAAACACCTCCGGAAGAATCAACAGTAATTTTAAAATTTCCAGAAATTTTAGGATTAGTTCTAATTACTGAGAATGATGTATTATAATCAAAAAGTTTAGATTGGGACATATTATCCTTTGATTTTATCTATTACCTAATTTACACTCTCCCACTACTAAAATTAGGGGAAACTAGAGTGTCGTTTTTATATGATCCAGTTACTTGTACATCAAAAGAAAATGGATCCTCGTTCAGTACTTTTACATCTATACCTATTTTTTTAGTATAGGTTATATTTGTGATGTTACCTGTTTTTCTCCATCCGCCAATATATCCAGCCTTATCCACTGTTCTGAATTGAAAAACAAGAGGAATGTTTATCGCATTAGAATCACCATCAAAAAGATTAGTAGAAGAAAGACTTGTGTTTCCAGGAACCTGTATTTTATTTGCTAAAGACGGAGCCAAGAATAAATAAGCACCGCACGAATATTTACCTATTAAGTATTCATCGTTTGAGGTAAACCCTAGCTTATCTGAATACATGTTATCAGCCCTTGGAGTTTGATCATCAGTGGGAAACACACCAGGGGATCTGTATGAGCTCTGAACCCAATAGTAATTTAATGAAGTGTCTCCCCAAAAACATTGAGTGTGTCTAAAAGGAGCATATGATATTGCTTGTGTTGGATCTGCATAAGGCTTTACCAAGGTAGGATAATCCCCGTTATAAGTATTCTGGTTTCCAACCTCTATTAAATATGGATGTCTTACATCTATACAAAACTCTGAAATTGCTCCTCCCCCTAAAGGTGATCCGCCACTGGTATCTGAAAAATAACCAGACCAAATATTAGATGACGTTGCACCAGATATGGTTGGGTCAATATTTCGAGGATCGTAAGGGGTCATTATAGTTCCGTTTTGCGGATATCTATCTGTTACCCCAAAATTTGTCTGAGTTATAGCATCATAGAGATAACTTGTAAAATAGGTATTACTAAAATACGTAGAAAGATTCTGTGGTGCGGATGAATTATTAAGAAGGATCTGATCAAATCCAACACTTTTATACCTTTGATAAATAAATTGCGAATAAGAACTTGCCGATGCATAGGGTGGCTGTTGTCTAAAAAACGTATTAGATCTTCCGTCAGCAACAAGAGCAGACTGTGTTACAGATGTTAAAGAAATAGGAGCATCACTGTATCTAAGATTGGTATCATATCCCGACGGATAGTTATTCTCGACTGTTAGAGGAGCTCTAGTATCAAGCCCACCAGGAATAGATGATCCTAGCTCAACCGGGGATGCCTGTGAATTGTATAGCTGAATAGAATAAGTAATGGAAGCAATCTTTCCAGCGTCATAATTTAAAGGTGAGGTAAAAAAGTCACTTGTAAATCCAGCATTTAGCTTAATCGAAGATCCTTTAGAAACTTTAAGCTTATTGCCTGATGAATCAACTATATAAACTTCAAGAACACCTCTAGCATTACTTATATTAGACTTAATTAGATTTATTTGATTTTGCAGATCAGTAAGCTTTTCAAAAAGATTTATCACCACACCATTACTTGTAAAAAATCCACTAGCTATTCCACTAGTATCATGAAAATATGTTTTATCTCCGGAAGTAAACTGTTGGGAAAGGTGAATCGGAAGACCCTGTGCATCAAGATCAGATTGCATTTTAACGACTGCAGCATCTTGATTATTCACCTTTACTATATCAGAAACCCCGGAAACTGATAGATTATCAGGGAAAGATATTATAACAGAAGTAGAATAATCTGACACTAAAGGATTATCTGGCCAGCCAGCTTCAGAGACTGAAGCAATCTGAATTTCCAGCCTTTCTCCTTTCGTAATAGGAAGATCTAATTGATTTATATTTTGCGCATTCCCATCTGCTGTTATTTCTGGAGACCAAACATACACCCCCTTAGAGGTTAAATACTCTTTTTTTCTAATGTCGGTTTTGTATTCAATCCAGTTCGAAAAAGTGCCGGTTTTTAGCGTACCGTCAGTGTCCATATATTCTATCGTCTCAGAAGGCTGAGCTGAACCTGAATCGCTTAAATATCTATACCTAACAGAAAATTGAATCACCTCCTGATTTCCTGTCTGAGAGCTATATCTAGGTAAAGGGATTGGCCAAAATCCTCTAACCCTGTACTTTGGTGTTTCTAACAGCTGAGGAACGTCCGTAGTAAGAGAATTCACGTCAGCTACAATAGAAGAATAAAGCTGAACTTTTTTACTTCTCTCCTCTATCAAATTATTTAAACTTGCTCTCAAAGAATTAACATTAACCCCAATAGGATTAGTAACCTGTCTGTTTTGGGATTGTGTTAGATTTGCTCCAAGAATTGCATTAATTTCATTGTTCTGGGTATTTAATTGAGAAGATGACTGATTAGAAGTACCGATTCCTGTATTTAATTGTAGTCTAACTTTATTAATCGAATCATCTAAAGATGATATCTCGCTTTTTAAAGTGGACTTAGCCTGTAGCTTTTCGTTTATTGTTTTTACTGATGTCGAGTCAGTAACCTGTTTATTGATTTGAACAACCTTAAAGTTATCAGAAGAAACTTGGGGCGTATCGGGGAGAAGCCCTTGAACCGCAGGGATTTTTTTCTCCTTAGACATTCCCAAAAATATTTTACCCAGATCCGAAACATCTGACAGATAATAGCTCTCCAGTGAAACTACGTTTCCGTTAGAATCTTTTGTCTCCAGATTATTACTCCAGAAAACAATACCGGATGACCAATTAGATCCAACTATATTAAAATTATCATCTATTGTTTTAAAGAAAATCCCTTGTCTTTCGTTATACCCAATATTAACCTGAATATATCTTGGTCCGAAATCGGTTGAAGAAATAGAAAGGGTATTTGCCCCAAGAGCTATTGGATCATACCCTGAAATTCGTTTAGCTTGTATTGAAGATTGATCCTTGTTAACTGATGTTATTAAATAAAGTGTTCCCCCCGGTGTTGATATTTTATCATTAACGTCTAGATATCTACCGTCATTAACTCCGGAAAGTGAATCGGTATATTTAAGTGTATTAAGCTTATAATTTCTTCTTGTTTCTTTAAATGTTTTACCGTTCTTATCTGTCATTGTTATGACATCATCATAATAAGAGATAACACTAAAATTTCCAAAAAATCTAATTGATCTTAAAGGCAACTGGATAATATCTTCATCTACAAAATAATCAATACCAGCATCTGATAGATAATTTATAAATTGATCATGTGAAAGATCGTTTCTTCCACTTAGATTTTTATCAAAGTAACTTTGTTTAGTTACCGTGTCAGTGTTGGCAATTATTCTTTTAATCTGAACTCGATCCTCTGAATCTGGGATTTTATCAGTTACATTAACATTTATATAAAGAAGAGGACTTAGAAAACTTTCAAAGAACCAATTATCCTTTACGTAGAATGTTTTAGGTACTGGCAGATTTGAAAGAGCTACAGGATCTTTAAGTGTTTCAGTTTTATAAACTTGCGAATATGTTCCGTCAGGATTTCTGATTGTTGCAGAATTATCACCTAGGCCTGCAAGGGCTTTTATGTTATTATCAAGTCTTTGGATTTCACCTCTTAGATATCCATACGAAGGTATGTTTGCATTTTTTGGTAAACCGTTTTCATCCAAAACTTCTATAGATACAGTAGCATTAGTGGAAACTGCGGCTTCGTTTAAACCGTTTAATATCTCCAATGAATTCTTCTGCAGTCTTAAAAACTGAGCTATTAATGAACTTACTGAATTTTGTGTACCTGCCATTTCTTAATTATTAATTATTTGTTAAACTTTTTCCTAAAAGATCAACCTGGAAAGTGAGATTGTCTCCATCTATACAAACTATCTCTATTACTGGTAAATATGAAAAGAGAGAAAAATCAGAATCTTTTAATGTTATTATAGAAGTTGAATATTGTACACCAGAAGGATTTGATAAAGGATAATTTCCTAAAGCATTAGTCAATATTCTAATTATAAAATCTCCAGGATATATTTTATCACCAAAAGAAATTCTAAATCTTTGACCAGTTTTCCATTGATTTAAACCTCCGTCATTAATTCTGATAGTTAAATCGCTAGCAAGGGTTAAAACCTGACTGTTATTAACGTATTTAAAATAATTAGAAAATGGTAAGAGATCGATTATATTAGAGGACCCAGGGACAAAGGTACCTTTAGATTTATTAGAGCCTATTGTGAAATCCTGATTGGCATTATATAGGGTCAATTCATTTTTAACGCTTCTATCAACTATAATACCCGATCCCTGCTTGATCAAGTCAAGATCATAAGAGATCTGAACGTTAGTCTGATTATTCAAAATGGATCTTACGAGATCGTAATTTTGATTAATAAGCTGCATTATAGAGCTAGTGTTTCTAAATAAAGCCTGATTAGAAGCAAGGGTTTGCTCTAGATCTGATATTCTTCTATCGAGATTTAAAGCTGTAGAAGAGCTCAGTGTAATATTCTCAATATTCGTGACTCTGTTGCTTAGCTGAACAAAATCGTATGATGAATTATTTAAAGTGGAACTTGCCTCCTGCAAAACATTCATAGCATCCATAAACATGGACAACGAGAATGGCGAATAATCATTTATAGATTGTTCAACCCCAGTTTGGCTAACGTCAGTATCAAATCTGAGGTTTATTTTAAATCCATAAGAGTTACCGTTAAGCTTAGTTACAGGATTTGGTTTATATTTTTTAAGTCTAGGTATATAAATTTCACCCCCTGTACTGTTAACATCATCCAAGAAAAGAACACCGAAAAGATTCGTTGCGCTATCTGTTATATTAGCTGGATCATAAACATCGTAATAAACAAGCACGCAATTAAACTCAAAATCGTTAGCAATTGGGGTAGCGTTAAATTCTTCAAGAGTGCTAATACTAGGATTCTCTAAAATCTGTTGGTATGAATTAGGGTCGAAGTCTATTCCTATTGAATCTAATCTTGATCTAACGTAAGATCCACTAGCTCCATTGTAGGTTTTAGTTAATATGTCATTAGATGCATCGGTAAAAATTAGATCACTAAAATACGTGTTTGGTGTGTCTCTCGGGGTATACCAATTTCCAGTTTGTGTTGAGCCATTGGTTCCAGTGTAAAAAAAAGTTGATGTTGGTGCTCCTAAAACGTCATCATCGAATATTGAAAGAGTTGTAAGACCGCTAGGATTAATATCACTATAGGATCTTCCGTAAAGATACTCAACATCTAAAGGATTGTTAGGAGAATTTGTCCATTGATAGTTTGAATAGTAATTTTTATCAACAACATTCTTAAATAAAACTGTTGGGGTATTACCATCTTTAGTTGGAATATAAACGTAAACCTCTGAATATGTATTAGAAGAGTTTTTTACACTATTTACTATATCCAGATTTCCTATATACTGAACAACTTTGCTATAATTAGCCCCTGTAATTCCATAGGATCCTGTCGTACCAACAGTTGTATCACCCTCTGCATATCTTTTTTGAGTAACTGGAAGTCCGTTAGTTATTGTAACGGTACTTTGATCTAATGAAGCAGATACTTCATCGGAAGTTGCAGGTCTATATCTAATAGCTCCTATTTCTTTTAGCCATTTAAAAAAGACTCTCTCTGAAATATTACTTTTTAGTGAGGGATCATATCCAGAATTTCCAGTAACGGTTGACTCTAAGTTTAAACAGTAACTTTGGAAGCTTTGAGAGAAATCAACATTAGGATCTCCGGTAATTATTTTTTTGGCATTAGTAACATAATCAATAAAAGCACTATCGGGTGCATTTAATCTAATTTTATTTGACTGCCCCTTATAGGTGTTATCTATATTTGGTATATTAAGAAGTGCAAATTTAGAGAACTTAAACTTATTTGCCGAGTTGTTAAAAGTAAAAGATAAATCCTCGGCGGAAGAAGAAAAAGAATAGAAGGTTCCTCCTTGAACTTGGAGAGGTCTTATAAAAGGTGTTTTTGCCATTAAATTATTTTATTTTTCCTTCGATTAAACTGTCATGTTTGTTGCTCCTAAAACTACCCAAGATCCTTTTTGAGTTGTTTGATCTGCTGCTATTCTTGGTTCCCATTGAAGTTGAATAGATGATCTATAAGCTTTACTTGCAGTTACTGTTATTCCGCTTGTTGAGAATCCTCCATGGGTAGAGACGTTATTAAATCCAGTATAGTATGTAGAGGAAGTTCCTGTAGCACCTGTCCAAATATAACCAGCAGCAGCACTAGTATTAACTATAGTGATTCTTGTTCCCTGAGCTATGCTTGCTGCAGTTGCACCCGTACCACCAACAACCTTTAGGTGGAATCCAGTTGGACCCTGACAATTAGCATAAATAACATCTTCCAATCCAGTTATTGTATACGGGGAATTCACAGAGGTTACATAACCTCCGCCGCCAATATTTGCAGTGTTTACCTGGAAAGCTGAGCCTGCTGTTAGACCTGTACGAACAGTGGTATTACTGCTAATAACGTGACCTTGTACGCCTAAATAAAATGCACCATTAGCAGAAAGACTACCGTTAAAACTTGCAGTTGCTCCTACTGTCATAGTAGCTGCAGAAGTTACTGAAAGACTTCCGCTGAGGGTAACATTACCAGAAGCGGTGAGAGATGTTGAGCTTACAGAGGAAAAAGATGCCTGTCCCGCAGAATCGACAGAGGCGGTCACAGTTCCTGATGCTGGGATTGATAAAGAGCTAAATGCCCCTATTTTAGCTGAAACCTTTCCTGTTGAGGCGTTGGTTAGATCGAGTATTCCATTAACGCTATCTACTCCGAAAACAGATACGTATCCATTGATCCAATTTTGCAAAATTAAAAAATTAGAATTAATGGTTATCCTTGATCCGGAGATGGAATCTGATCCTAAAATTTCTGTGGTGTTTACTGTTGCCATTTTTTTGTTTTATTTCTTTTTAATCCGAATATATATCAATATCTCAGACAACTCCTAAATATGATAATACAAAGAGATAAGATCTCAGACAATGAGATCACTGACTTTAATTTAACTGCAAACCTTTGGAATTATTCCAATAAAAAGGATATATTTTTTATTCCTCTTATAAAAAGAGAGATCCGTCAACAAATCTAAAAAAAATAATGTCACCTATGCAAAACCAGCCAAAAAAGCCAAAAAATTCAATAAGGTTTAATATCACCTTAAATGAGGAACAAAAAGCGGCTAAGGAGAAGATATTGCAATCAAAAGTATCCTTTCTAAAGGGTCAAGCAGGTAGCGGTAAATCACTACTAGCAGCTCAGATAGCTTTGGATCTACTCTTTAAAAAAGATGTTAAAAAAATAATACTTACCAGGCCTGCAGTTACCGCTGGTGAGGAAATTGGATTTCTGCCAGGCGACAAAGACGCTAAATTAGCTCCATACACAGCTGCTATCTATGACAACATGTACATGCTGTACAATAAAGAAAAAATAGATAAAGAGATCTCAGAAGGAAATATAGAGGTTATACCTATTGGCTTTATGAGGGGTAGAAATTTCTCTGATTGTTGTGTAGTTATAGACGAATCTCAAAATATCACTCAAAATCAATTAGAGCTAATTATAACCAGGCTTTGTGTAGGTGCTAAAATGGTTTTTGTTGGTGATAACTCACAAATAGATCTAAAAGACAAAAGGCTAAGCGGATTCGACTGGTTATCAAAAAAACTAAGTTTTGTTGAAGGTGTTTCTGTTATATCTCTTAAAACAAATCACAGAGATCCAATAGTAGAAGAAATTCTTAAAGTTTTAAACGACTAAGCAGGTTCAGAATCGAACGTAGCATCAGGATTATCGGGAATAACAACTTCAACACCAAATTGAATTCTGTTATTCTCGAGAATCTCTTTTTCTTGAACCATAAGATCATCCTCTAATTTTCTCACATCATAATCTCTACTAACGAAGGAAGGTTCAGGGTATCCATAATCAGTTGAATCAACAAAATTAGGATTATTGTCATCAGGTCTTTTGTTTTTATGATCAATAACTTGGATAAATCCAGGTAGTGATGCTTCGTAAACATTCCCAAAAGAATCCTCAACCTGATTGTATATTTGGTAATATCCACTCTTAGTAAATGTGTATATAAAGTAAGGAGTAGATTTAACATTAAGTATTTCTTCACCTGTGAGCGAATCTGAAAGAATCCAAACATTATTCTTCTTACCATATATGTCAGAAGAATAGTTGTTAAAAACAACAGTAGACATAAGAGGAATTTCTAGATGATTATTGGACGAGTGCACGTCGCACCAGGTCCACGCTCCCGAGCCCGGGCGGGATATAATGTTTCCAAGGTTTATCCCAAGTTCAGGTTTATATTGTTCAGATTTAAGTGTAAAGTATGCTGGATAAATTGGGGAGATGAAACCAGTTCCTGCTCCAGTTGTCCCATATGAACTAGATGTCATATAAATATCAGAACTCTTAGATGTTGAAAAAATCAAGTCTATAGATCTAGTTCCAAAATTGTTTGAATCTAATATATTTCCTTTAGTGTCCGTTTTAACTATATTTGTTACATACTTAGTTTTGGTGGAATTGAAATTAGAATAACTCATAAAATATTGACCATTAGAAAGAATTCTCGCATCTTTTAAAAATGGTGCACCGTTATAGCTCTCACCAAGATCGAATGAAAATATTCTTCTCACTGAAGCTTGTTCTGTTATTTGTGCAGTTATTGCTCTTTTTATAGGATTGCCCCCAGTTCCAACAGACCAACTATTAACATTAGCTCCAAAATAAGATGCAGTCGGACCAAAAGCAGTTGTTATATAATAGGAAGTTCCAGTTTTAGTGGAATAGATCTCTGCAGTAGCTCCCGCGGTTAGACCATTTTCTATAAATCCACCAGTTACACCAAACCCCTCTGAGCTAACAAGAATATAATATGGCTGTGATTCATATCCAGAAGAGCTTGTTAAATCAGTACCGCCAAAATTAAAGGCAGGTGGGACATACGGAATAATGTATGGCAAATATCCAGTTATTAAGCTACTTCCGGTATTTAACGAAGAGATTGAAAGAGTATGATCGTTATAAAATAAGTCCTGATTGGATGCTGAATTAATACCTGATCTAATGGAAAAATCGTCTCTGTTTAGGCTTAAACAAGAAAGAAATCTCCAATCGAATGTCAGGTCTGTTAAATATTCAGGGCTTTTATAAGAATCATTATTTCTTAGCCATAGATTTTTTAGCGTTGATAGTTTATTGTAATGGGGGATTAAAACATTAACGGTGTAATCAGTAACATCACAGGTAACACTTGAGCTATCATAGGAGCCAGACCAAATAGAGGTACTTGGAAATGATCTGAAATTTATAACTCTATACGATTTTCTGATCGATTCATTATATCCGCCGGTGATTCCAGTAAAAGATGTTATCTCTCCTAAATCTTTTTCAACCTCCGCAACAAAAACACCGGGTGCTTGTTTACTTGATAAAACGGTATTGCTTAGTAAACTTGAAAGGGAAGGTATTAAAGGAAAAGTTTTATTGGAATATGTATAGACATTAAAAACTAAGTCTGAAGTGGTTGGAATTGATGTTGAACCCGATCCAGACTGGAAAGAAACTTGAAAAACAAAACGAGTTTTTGTTGCAATTATTTCCTTATATCCAGACAATATAGAATAATATCCATATAAGCTAGGGGAAGCTGCTGTTCCGATCGTCATTGCATATCTGAATGGAAGGTTATCTAAATACGAATAAGCCGACACACTGGTATACTGTGTTTCATTTAATAATATTGTTGACACACTTCCAAATGACCCAGCTGTTGCTCCGGTCGGAATCAAGAAATCACAATTCCCTGATGTTGCAGAATTGCCGGGTGAATATCTATAGGTTAATGATGAAACCGCACCATTAGTATATTTAGATCCAGTTGCTCCTGTTGCAGAATATATCCAGGGATAAGCTCCAGAGGTTGCTCCTGTTAAACCTGAATTAGTAATCCCCAAGGGAGCACCGCTAGGTCCATTAGAGTATCCAGTAACAGCGGAAGCCAAGCCGGAATAAACATACGATCCATTCTCAATTAACAGATTATAGGTTCCTGCTAAAACAATAGAATTTCCATCGGGGGAAGGTTTTATTGATGTTACTTCAGTACTACTTCCATTGAATGTTATACTTGATTTAACACATCCGCAATCATCATACGAAACTACAAATCCAGTATAAGAAACGCCAGTATCGGTAGAATTTATATTAAATCCATTAGTCCCGGTAATAGTTAAAGGAGTCCCATCGTTATATGATCCAAAATTAATTGATTTGTTTTGAGCTATTTTTCCTCCTATATACAGTCTGTTGGATCCATTTATCGTAAGGGTCGCTGATGAAGTTATTTTAAATTCATAATCATTCCCGATATTAGGATTAAGCTGAGTAATCCATTTTGGAGATTGTATTTTATTGATAAGTAAATCCTGATCATATGTTGGGATTGGGTAGTTATTCCAATAGGCTTGTTCTCCCGCACGACCATCTGCAATATCAGATAGCTTTGTGGTTAGAAAAAGATTTCTCGGATCTAAACCAGGATGCTTATATTCAAGCTCATCATTTTGATAAACCCTCCATTCTGGGTAAGTCCAAGTGTATTTGTTAACTTTTGGAATAGGTGAAGGTGATGCTCCTCCTGTTGGGCTATAATAAACGAAATTCCATCCTGTGGCTCCTGAATACTTAGAAGATGCATAAACGTGAGGAACGTCATATTCAAACGATGCAAGCGTGTTATAGCCAAGAACCCATAAAGAACCGGCTCTTACGTCAAAAGAATTTTGACCTATATTATCACCTACGAGCTCGATACCAAGCACATTGTCGCTAGATAAGGAAGAATTAGAAGAATTAAACTGAGTGTGTGAAGTGCCGTTAAAATGCCAAATACCAGTACCCTGGCTAAGCTCGCCATCTCCCTTAGAATAAAATACGTGACCATTCTTTCTAGCTTTCACTAATGTTACTGGACCGGTCGTTCCATAGTTCCAAAAAGAGACCCCATTGAAATAAGATAAACCTATATCCGTACCTATCCAGAGATTTCCATCTTCATCAAAGTCAAGTGAATATACGGTATCAGATATTATGCCTGATGTTTTTGTGTTATAAACAGTGGCTTGTTTTATAATTTTAGTTCCATCGTTTAAAGAGATTGTAGAAAGACTTCCTTGAGGAAAAACATATAAACCCTCTTTTGTTCCAATATAATAGAGATAGCTTTTTCCATCTACACCCTTCGTTTTAATATCATAAATATGAGGCCATATATAGCCTTCAACTTCTTCATACCATCTATCAATTTCCTTCAGATAATAAAAAAGTCTTCCGCCTGTAGAACCCTGAATCCTACTATATGTTGATGCAGCAGCGGTTAAACCAGTTCCGTTTAATGGACTGCAGAAAGCAAGGATATCATCACCAAAAGGACAAGCATATATGAGAGAGATCTCTTGTTGAACGTCAAATGTTCCTAAGTCTGAAAATTTCCAAGAATTTCCAATTTCAGGATTGTTGGTGTCAATGTTGAAAACAGCAACCTGATTATATCCAGATTCCACCCCTTGTGCAACTCCACACCATAGCGTCTCTTCATTGTCTATGGAAAGACATCTGGTGTCTAAATAGTAAGGGCTTCCATTTGGTTGAGGGACAGCAGAATTCTGGTATCCGTAATATTCCCAGGACATCCCATTGAATCTTCTTATATCTTGTCCAGAACCCCAAACATAGAACTCGTTATCTACGTCTATTTGATTTATGTATAAATTTGCTGTTGGCATTCGATTTTATATATTAAATTAGAAAATTATCCTGGGAAATACCATCCTCTTCTGGCAGAAGTTCCCCCCACTGTGTATTGATAAGGATTTGCTATAGTGCTTTGCCCTAGCCCCATCCAGTCGACGGCTGTGTATTTTGGCCCAGTTGTTCCAGGAAACCAAGAAGCAGAGTTATCAGTAATAAGAACTTTAACAAGATAAAATCCATTGGTCACACCATATGGGTTAGGATTACCCGTTTTAGTATTAAATACATAATCCTCATAGATTGAAAATTTCACGCCTTGAACATACCAACAAGCAGGCTCCTCAGCACTAACAGTTGAGGCATAAGCGGTTTCTCTCCATTGGTATTCCGGAGCAGCAGTGGCTCCAAAATAATATTTAAGATTAATCCCTCCGGTAACACCATAACCATTTGGAGCTGTAGTGGCAAGCTTAGAATTAATAATATCAACAAATCCACCAGTGACTCCGTGAGGAGGTACACCCATATTCGTCGGTCTGTTATTAGCATACATTAAATTTCCATCATAAGAATTTCCAGTAGCACCTGAAGCCCCGATGGTAATAGTAACTGCTCTTACTGTCTGGGGAGTAAAGCTACGAGAATTGTTAAAATAAAACGTAAAAGTTAAAATAATATCAGACTGAGCCCACTTTCCGGATGGTAAAACTCCGCCCATTCTGAATGGTAGTTTACTGTAGTATCCAACACTTGTATCGAGTCGCGACTCACCACCATTTAGCAAAAGAGTAGCAGCAGGGGTTAAACGAGTAGTTGTTGATTCATATCCTCTGGATGTTAGACAAGCAAAGCTTGTATCATTTATGTAATTGGTTATTGCATAATTTGACCAATATCTGTTAGTATTCGGGGTGTTATCTTCCCGATAATAGGGATCAAGCGGAATTTGATTGTTAGTATCCGCATAATAAAACTTATACCCCAAAACACTACTATAAATATCACCAGGGTACATGTAATTTCCCACAGAATATCTAGATAGTCCTGAAATGTTAAAAGGGGATACTGATAAATCGGTTGCATCATAACCAAAATCGCTATTGTTCCATTGGTATATAGTCAATTTGATCAAGCCAGAACCACTATAAGGCTCTAAAGTAGTTAGAATGGACCCAGAAGAAATCGTCTGTCCGGTAAGCATACCTGGGGTAAGACCAGGATAACTAAATTCGAAAAATGGACTGTAATAATAAATAGGTTCTCCCTGAGAATGAAAGGATAGGTTTGACATACCAGATCCGCCCGGTTGAAGAAGATTTACACATATAATAGGACCATTTCCGCCCAGTCCAACGTTAGTTGTAGATACAAAATCATAAGGATCAACAACAGCTGATAAAAATCTTTGCGTCTTATGTGGCGTTGTGCTATTTGCAGCTGGATAGTCTGCTAGATTTAAAAAGTCTGTGATCCCACTTTTGTTGTACGTGACACTGGTTGATGCACTATAAAGATTTCCTGTCGGGCTCGTTACAGTAAGAATAGCTGATGCAGTATATGGCGAATAAGTCGATCCAGATTCAGAGCCTGTTAGATCTCCCCAGTCGAAAATGTTTTTTGTTACTGATATGTTCTGTTTAGATGTTCCTGTAAATCCCACAGCTCCACCAGTTCCAGGTATTAAAAACTGATAATAATAAGACCCTGTAGCAGAACTCCTGATTGTGCCAGTAGCCTGGAATTTTACATTTTGACTCATATCGACAACATTGGAAGGAGATCCTATAGGAGCACCTGCTGTTGTAAGGGTAATTATAGAGAGGTTTTCAATTTCAGATACAACGGAAACGTAAGAGGGAATAAAAATTGTATCGGTTGCTCCAATAGAATCTGTTGCTGTCAATCCTGCTCCGTATCCAGATGGGTTCTTTACAATATATCTTGTCGTAATGTTTGGAGAACTTCCAGTTGACGGTGATCCCCCAGGCAGATTCCACGTTCTAGTAACCACAGTTCCTGGGGTAGTGTCATAGTAGTAAATGTAATCTCCTTGAACTATATAAACTTTATTGTATGCCATTTTAAATCAGATTTCTTAAATTATATATTTTAAATTATCATACTAGTGGTACCTCCGGTAGAGCCAAAAGAGACTTTAAATAAAGGACTACCCCCAGGAACACTACTAGGAGGAAGGTACGAAGAATTTGTTATAGAAAAATTATTAACGCTCAAATTTGTAGGCGGTGTATCCGTTGAGAGCGGTCCTGATTCAGTAGGAATTGGTCTATAATAAAAATTAGAAACGTACATGTCGGAGGACGAATTTAACTGATCTGCTAATTCTTGGATACTTAAACCTGCAATCCCTTGCTGTATAGTTATTCCTGTAGGAAATGGATAAGATTCATTAGCTGTGCTTAATAATATATTATCACCCGGTCTTATATTATGAAGCTCGTACCCTCCTAACCAATCATTATTAAATTCAAAATCATACCAACCGTGAGCGTATCCATTATCCCACGTGTTATCTTCAAACGTATTCCAGTTAATCCTTTTAGTTCCCCAATACTTAAGATTCTTATTGGGAAAGGTCAGTGAGTACTCTGGCCAGTAAACATATTTGGAATCAACGTTCAATCCACCTGTCATTCCAGTATCATAGGAATTTAAAATTATCGAGCCAGAAACAGATAATGATACTTTTGATCCATTCTGGTTTGCCCCCAGATCAGATGGTGCTGTAATTTTAATTGTTGCCGGATCTGCTGTCGGATTATCGCAGGATGCAAAATAGTCAGGATAGGTTCTTAATGAATTAACGGAGGAAACTATCGAGTTTACTGTTGAGTGAAGTGTATCACCAGCCTCGGAGGATCCAATAAGTCTATCGTTTATATAAATAGACATTTTCCCTGCTGAGGTCATCTTTTGATTTGGGTACCAAGAGGCGGAAACGTCTACGGTAAGTCTAGTTGGAGAAGAAGCAGTATACACAGAGCTCCAACCAAGTTCAAGAATTATAGGAATCTCAAATGTTGTGTCCGATGTAACAATACAATTCCATCTCCCCATTATCTGTGGAACTGAATTTTGGATAGAAACTACGTCGCCAGTAGTTAAATTATGTGTGGATGCTGTTGTTACCGTAGCAAATCCATACTGAATACCAGTTATTAGATACGAAGAAATGTCGAGTATTCCCAAAACATTCTGGGTAATAACAATATTGCTATAAGCAGATGAAGGCTGTGTTTTTATTTTTACGTAAACATCCTGTCCCTCTTCTGCCTTGTTTCCATAATTTGAAAAATTAAGGATCTCTTCAGGAATTGATTTTTTAAGAACCTCTATAGAGGATCCTTCGGCAGGGAATTCCCAAATTGAGTTGTATTCCTCCCATGCTTTGTAAGTGTCTTTCCAGTCATACGTTTCAACTTCTCTGAATCTTGTCCAAGCATCGACTTTAATTGTTTTTGGACTAACCTTTATTGCCCCATCTTTTATTACTGTATTTTTAAAATTAAATCCATCTATAACATTGCAGGTAACTTTGTACTCTCCTGTATAAGGAACAAAATGCGATAAACGGTAGAAGTCTGATATTGGTCCTCTGAAAATAAAATTATATGGGCTTCCGCTCTGAGTTGTTGATTTATTTACGATCCACTCTATCTCCACCATGTTGGAGAAATCAATATTCGTCCAGGTTAGCAATCCATATTTTTGTGATGTTGCATAGAGGGAATACGAGTCAAATGTTACTGTTGGACCCCCATCCAGCTTAATGCTATAAGTTTCATCAAGATAACTAACAACCGCAACTACAGTTCCATTCTGACCGTAATAAGAGCTATTTGGGGATTTTACATTAACTCTTGTTCCTATTGAAAATATAGGAAGTATAACGGAGGTCCAGGTAAAATTCAATTCATCCCATGTCCATCTATCAGGGATAAGTTCTAAAACTACTGGCATTCCTATAGGATTCTGATATGGAAGACCAGTAACAGGATCAACGTAAACAGGGTAATCGTAATTGTATGCACCATCTCCAAGATCCTTTATTTTTCCCTGCTGCTTTAAATCATAAAAATTTGAGATTGCAGAAATCATCGAGGAGTTCTGTGATGGGGAAAATCTTTGTTGCGAAGAAAGCGGATCTACAGTATTTCCAAGATCTGATATGGTGGAAGGTAAAACTGTGATCTGTCCATTTAGTAGAGATTTATTATTCGATGAAAAATAATAAACAGGCGATGTTTGGGTAGGATTAACATACCAGGTCATTGGCGATCCCCCTGATATAGCACCATTTCCGGTAAGACCAGTCGGAGCAACAATAGAGGATAAAGTTGGATCTGTTGTTATATAAAAATCAAATCCAGTGGTACCTATAGAGAATTCATAGGATTTACCAGAGGTTACCGAGAAAGTTGGATTTGGTGTAAGATTAAGTGAATCTGAAATTCCTTTAAAGTATAAAGCACTGCCGGTGCCACCAGCAACGCTAGCTGTTATTTCATACTTATTGTAATAATTGGACGGAGCTTGTATAGAATTAGAATAAGGTCTAGTTGAAAAATTTCTAAGATCCTCTAAAAATCCAAAATCAGGATTTGCTTTTATTTGAAAATCAAACCCAGCACTTATTTCTGATCTGTCCATAGTATCAGTCCAAACACGGGTATTATAAATGTCAAAATAAACTCCCTCTCCAGTAATATCAACTATTCTAGCATTTAGAGGGAGATAGTCTCTTTTGAGCCTCTCTTTTAATGCAAACAGTTTTATCAGAACTTCCTCCTGCGTAAATGCAAAAGCGTCAGTAACTTCAGGATACCCATAATCTGAATCATTCCCTGTCACTTTGTTGAGATCGTAATACAATCCAAATAAAGCAGTTTTTTTATATGTTTTACTTGGAAGTAGTGTATCCTGCGAGGAAAGATTAAGAACATAGTTTCCGTCCGAATCCGGGCCATACGTTTGTGTTAACTTATACTTTCCAGTGTTCTCATTATTTATAAGATCAGATATTTTATAGTTCTGACTGTATCCATTTGCTTCTTGATCTGCATTTATTTGATCTAGAAACTCTTGATTACTTTGAAGAGGTGATGTGACTTGAGTTTTACCATATTCTAGATTAAGCCAATACTCCTTTATTCTTAAATCTTGATAACCAAAGAACTTAAGGGCATTAACTAGACCTTTATAACTACCTGCATATGGGAATATGCTTTCACCAGCCACCATTAGCTCTTTCCTTTTCTGGTTTATTTCAAGGTAGTTTGGCATTGGTTCCTCCGGGTCATGGTCTCTAAGAATAATCGAATCTGACTGGTAAAAAGCTCGTCCTAGATTTTTAAGAAGAACGTTAAATCTTTCGTCTTCCCCTACAATCTCACCGTAGAAATTCACCTCTAAAACCTTAACTGGGCTAGGTCCTGTTATATCCTCTACTACAAGTCTTCTCTCATAAATATCAGAATAAAGATCACTAGAGTTAAGGGCAACATTTATCGATAATGATTCTGATGTGATATTTGATGACTCGATATACCCACCAACATTAGAGTAGTAGTCATCACTAGCTATTGCATCTATCGGATAAACTACATTTGGATAATTTATTATTATTGGCTGTCCTTCTCCGCCAGGTAACCTATCCTCTATTTTATAAGTGAATATGATCTCAGATACATCAGTTTCACCATATTTGTCATTATACCATCTCGTTCTCCATTTTCCCTGGGCGGTTCCACCTGTCCCTCCAGTGAATCCAGTATGCGGTAACCCATATTCAATAGATCCTAAAGGATTATACATTTCTTGAACAATAAAAATTTGCTCATTCTCATAGAGTCCAGAAGAAACTGGATCAAAATAAATGCTTCCCTTAAAATATCCGCCTGGTCTGTACTCGTAGGATGTTTTAAAATAAACTTGATATCCTTGACTTATTGTCTTCTGACCTGAAACTTGCCCAGGATAAAAGTTAACAGTATACGTTCCAACATTAGTTGAAATTGATGATATTTTACCTTTGAATTCTTGTTGTCCAGCAATTCTACCATATAGATAAACGTCCGCTCCTTTTAACAGAAAGTCAAAAATCTCTTTAGCCCAATCAGATATATTAAACCCATTTAAATCATTAAGATTAAATGTTAAAGATGCTGGATCGGAATCAAGAAGATCCACATCAAATTCACCAACACTCGAAGATCCAGAAGAACTTCTAAAAGTGAATTTAGAGTCAAGTGGGGTTGGTCCAGTCGGGCCAACATAATCAAAATTCAGGGGATCCCCGTGTTTATTAAAAAAGTTAAGCCTTCTATAAAAAAAATTAGACATATCTTAAAATACTCTTCTGTTATTTTTTTTAACTGTGTAGTTAAAAAAGTTTTTAATTTGTTTTGTACTTTCTACTAATCCATATATCACCATATCAAAGTAATGAAGTATTCCCTCTTTAATGGGATCTTTGTATATTACACTTGAAAGAGTTCTTTTTAAAATCTGTTCCTTATAGATAAATCCCTCCTGAACGTTATCATTTACGCTATCCCTTATATCATAAATATTCTGGGTTGGATCATATTCATACCAATGCCTTTCCATTGGAATTTTAGGAAGTTCTTTCATCAATTTGCGATAATCTTTACTATCCGAACAAGGTGCAAATTTATACTCTTTACTATTTGCTAAAATTAATCTGTACCCAGAGCATCCTATATTATAGGCTCTAGATTCTGCCAGATCTTGTGTATCATAAATATCTCTAGAATTATAGAAAGTTGATGATGATGTCTGAGGCTTTATCCCTACCTGAGTATAGTTTATCCCTTTATCGGGATCGGGGAAAAACGGGGAGTATTCTTTTTCTGCCATTCTTAGTTAGAAGATTTTGTAATTTGAGCCTTGGTGTTAGCATTTAATTCCGCTCTGTAATCTTTCTTAGTAGTAGAAGATACACTCATATTTAATGGTCCTGGTTTTCCTTCTACTATACCCTCCGTATAAGTTATACCGTTTCTATCTGTCCAACCACCTCTTAAAACTACAAGCTCATTTCTACCTATAACTATATCTCCGAAATCATTAAGTCCTAACAACTGCGACATTTGTTGATCGGATATATTTGTAAGATCCTTCATCTTTGACTGATTCTCCTCGTTCTTTTGACCAACAAAGTAGAGATTGACTGAATCGACACCATCTATAGATTCAACTATAGCTATCAAATCGGATTTAGGAATATAATCCCTTCTTGTCGTATTTAGCATATACGTAGATATTCTTTTCCTAATTTCTTTCTTTACTGATTCTGGATCATACCCTTCAAAAATAGTAAAAACAACATTCGTAACATATCTAGATATTACAGGATCAACTATTTGTATTACCGTTGTAGCTATCATAGATCCTGAATCCTGAATAAGTTTAACTATCATTTTTTTCTGTGGTTCTGTTAATAGAAAATCTTCAACAGGAACACTGAAATAATCTTGATTAGACGAGATGTTAAGTGTAATATTAGGTATCAAATAAAGATAAACAACATTATCATCGTCCAAGTAATCGTCGTCAAAAGTAGAGAATGCTTGTATTTGAGAAAATATACCAAGTTTATCTAGAAAGATCTCATAATTTTGGGCATTTGCAAAAACAAACGATCTACTAACTTTAGGAGCAACCAGTCTTATTAAATTGGTAGAGTCTGGATTTGTTCCAAACATCGGATCTATACTTTGTTTAATATCTAAATAATTTCCAAGATCCACTTCTTTACCAAAAAGATCTGTGCCTGTTTGGTTGAATTTATAACTTATTGGATTATCTTTAGTGGATGCAACATTACCTCCTGTTCCTACATTTTGAAGGTATTCTATTCTTATTTTAGATCCCTTCTGGGGAACCATTCCAAAATTAGAATTACCGAAATAAATATCTATGCCTTCCTGAATTCCACTCTTGACGAGATATCCCTTTTTGTTTAGAGGGATGTCATAAAGAGAATCGTATCTTTTCCATTTTTCCTCATTAACATAAACATCAACATAAAATTGATCTACAAATGAAGCGGATTGTATAGGAATACTAAAGCTCTGTAGAGAAAGACCTGTTCCTGTAACTGTAAAAGAATTAAATACACCCTGAACTATTTTACATCTAATTGGATTAGTTCCTCCTGTAAGCGGAATTGTTAATTTCTGAGCTCCTAGAACGAGCGAGTAAGTTCTACCGTTCTCTTGACATCTTATTTGTGTGTGGTTACTTAGAATGATACATCCCCCTCCAACATCAGACTGTAATGTGTTCCAGGAAACAAAAACTTCACCCTGAGCCGATGTCGATCTTCCCGGATCATATCCAGAAATTCTAGCCAAGCTTCTTACTGAATAATCCCTTGTAGCATTTTCTATATTTAGCTCCGTAATAGAATCCTCGATAAAGTATAATATCATTTGCGATAGATTCTGAACGACAAACAAAATTTGTCCCCATGCAGAAGCAACTGTGAACAAATTTACGGTCTGGTTATAAGTATCCTGTAGAAAATTAAAGGTGTCAGTTAAGAGTCCGTTAATCAGGATGTTATTTTTCTTAAAAATATTCATTTTCTAAATTATGTTATTCTTAAAGTTATTGTTGGACTTAATCCTCCATCAGAAGGGAGCATAAAATCTAAAGTTGCTACGTCTCTTTGAGTTCCTTGAAAAAAATTGAGATCGTAACTTCCGCCAAGTGTTGAAAAAAGAGGAATGTAGGTCGTTAAAAAAGTATCAAGTTCATTCTTAAGACCTGATTCTGATACATTAAGATTAAAGATAAGATCCTCCAGATTTAGTCCAAATCTAGGATCTCCTAACACTTCACCTTTGTTTGTTAGAAGCAACATCTTCAATTGGCCAGTACAAATCTCTACAGGATCTGTCGTCTCTATCTGATATGGATTATATTTTGGGTCTTGTGGATCCCTATTGTAAAGTTCTTTCATACTTAAATGCTAATACTGATATTATATATCTCAATTTCATAAGAGCCACAACAAATAAAAAACCCCGGAAATTCCGGGGTCTTTGGATATTTTTTCGGTATTCTTTAATTCCACTGCAAGAAATAGCTAGGTGTATTCTCACCATTAATCATTTCCATAACCTCCTGAAGCTCCGCTTCACCCGTAGCTTTTATATCACCAGAATTTACTTGTATTCCACCAGGAAGATTATAGTTAAACACGGAAAGCATATTAGCTAACGCTATCTTAGATTTAGCTATACAGTATCTAACAAACAATTCATCTTTAAAAAGGTCTTCGTCATTTATAGCAACAAAGCATCTAACTGCTACGTCAACCCCACCTACCCCAAATCCCTGAGCTAGCTGTCCATTTGAATTAGCGGATGTTCCACCCTTACCAGATCTTGATGGATCCCTACCCAGGATGGTTAAGTTCTTTGTGTTCTTGTTCCATTTAAATGCAAAAGTATTTAGAAGGTAAGCTCTAGATAAATCAAAATAGGAGTACATTACCGTTCTATAAACTAGATTATCTCCAACAAAAGGAGAAAGTAAAAGTTCAGATCCTAAAAGTTTAGAGTCGCTAAAATCTCTATCCGGATTTCCTGAAATTCCTGATCCTCCAACTTCCCTTACATCATAAACAGTCACGATAGACTCAGGCAATTTAATTTGTCTGGTTGCTCTAAATTCTTTATGTTGAAATATTGCATTTTTAAGAATAAAAACTCTATCCTCCACAGCATACTGGTAATTGTCTCTAAACCATGACTTAGCACGTCCTATAATTCTTTCAACCTCTTGTTTGTTTAGGTTATATGGGAGAGCACAGCTAAAGGATAGCGCGTCTTCTATTTCCTGAATTAAACCATCTAATATCATTTTCTTAGGGTTATTTTAGTAATTCATATTTCCGAATCTCGAAACAGCAAACTGATCATTAAGATCTTTTAGCCTACTATCGGTTACGAATCTATTGTTTCTGATTTCATCCCACCCTTTAACTTTATAGGTTTCTTTGCTAACCTCAGAATTTTCACCAAGGGTTCCAGCTCTAAAAACCCCACCAATTATTTTACAATTGATGTTCTTTTTTTCGCAATCTATAAAACAATCTTTTAATTCGTTTGTGAATTCTACTATAGATGATTTAACTTTGCTTGAGAAGATCTTAGATCCTCCAACTACGTTACAATCTTCTAAAGAGGATTTCTTTATCTCACAATTATGAATGTTGCAATTTTTCAAAATCCCATTTTTAATATCGCAAAGAATTAAATCCATTCCGTCAATTAAAACCGCTTCTCTGCTTCTGGAATCTTTAAGTTGATATTTGCCCGTGGTTGTGTCATAATTGAAAAAACCAGAGGTTACGTTTCCCTCAACAATAAGTTCAAATAGTTTATCTCTGATTACCGGGAAATATGTAGTAACATTTTCTTCCCATCCCTTAAGATCTATAAATATATGGAAGTCAGGATAATTTTTAAAGAAGAAGTTTGGATTATTAAAGGATTTAACAACCTTAGTGTAATCCTTCATCATATTCTGTAACTTAGCCAAATCATCTTTAGTGTAACCGTTTATTCTACGGCTAAGAATATCATATAGATATAATAAGACATAATCAACAACCTCTCTTATCTCCTTTATTTTCTTCTGATAATCGCGATTCCCAAGATATCTAAATTCAAGATACCCTTTAGAAAGTTTAGTGAAATTTACTCCGTAGTATTTGTCATCAGGAATTTTGTACATCTTAGGATCTATGCTAGTTATATTTTCTAACATAGCGAAACGATTTCTAGGAACTATTCTCTTTATGGATTTAGCATAAACATTTTTTATCCTTGTTCCGAATTTGTCGTATATCTTGTTTTCATCTAAACCTAAAATAAATTTAAGTCTATCTAAGGTTTCCATTCTATCCTTAATATCCCTTCTAGATTTATCAAAGCTAACTGAAAACTGAAAAGCGCATCTATCGTTGGTCCACCCGTTTTCGTCTATCCACTTTAATGTTTTGATCATTATAGGAATAGCCTCATTATAAGGAAGTGGCCCGGTTATAAATTCAACCATTTTGCCACCTCCAGAATAATCAGGTTCGAGTTTAAAAGTACTACCGCTAACAGAAATATTAGAGTGATACTTTTCTGAAACTATAACTTTTTTGTTTAGAAGTTTTCCTAGGGATTCGGAAGCTTTACCCTTAAGCATATTTGTATAGAACTCAAATTCAAATCCAATTTCGGCGGAACTGAGTGCATACAATTTATCAAAATGGGTTCTTTCGTTACTCATTTACTGGTTCTGCAAATATTTTTCCTGCATTGACCTCAACTTCATAAAGTGAAACTGTCAGGGAATCACCAGGTTTGAATCCTCTGTTATTCTTACCGACTCTATCTTGAGGTATTAGTGCCATAAGACCAAGAGCTATTAATTCAACAAGAATTCCATTTTTTCTTAAGTGCTTAATTCTAGCCTCAAATGACTCGCAGTCTCCGTCTTTTATCTTTGTCTCAAGCTCTTGTAGGATTACATTCTTCTCTAGTGGTTTTTCTAAAGTTAGAGTTAATCTGTTATTTTCCTTTATCTCTTTGATATAGAATTCTATTTCATCACCAGGTATAAACGAGGTAACTCTAGAATCATTTTCAAATTCAGTTTTATGGATTAGACCAGTGTAAACTTCTTCCCATTCTACGAATACTCCAAAGTCGCTGGTTCCTGTAACGAATCCTTTATATTTTTTAGTAAGATCAAGCTCCTGTATTTTAGAATCCATGATCTTATTTAAGTATTTCTTATAAGAGATAATAAAGATGTCTTTTGCGTCAACATAACCTTCGATCATAACAGGAAGTTCCTTTCCTATATAAGACTCAAAATCTGTAATTCTGTTTGCCGCAGCTAATGATCCAGGAAGGAAACATTTTATTCCTGAAATGCTTGCGATATAGCCACCTTTATTTATACTTTCTATTTTAGCTCTGTATGCATGAGATCCTTCTTTGATTTGTGCAAAGAATTCGTCTCTGATACTATGCATATAGAAATCAATAACGGAGCCAAAATAGCTGCTTCCTACTTTTCTAACACTAGCTTTAAATTCCGCTCCAACTTGAAAGTCTATCTCCTCTAAATTTAATTTAGCGGCATCTCTTCTCTCTTTTCTTAGGTCTATATAAATCGTCTGGCCTGCCGAAGTCTGAGCCAATGCTTCAGTCTCGTTCATGTTTGTGATTTTACATGGATAAACCTCACCATCTTTAAGGTCTTTCCCTATTTTATCAAATTCATAAGAAACCCCACTAAAGTATAAATTGCTCAAATCTTGAGCATACTTTTCATGGGAATAAACTCTTGACCCCTCTGGGGCTTTAATTTTTGCATTAACCGCTCTTTTGTTTGGTAGCGTCCAATCGAAATCTTCTGCTAGATTAAAACTCATTCGTTTTGTTTTTAAAGGTTTAGTGATAAATTATTTAGTTATAGTATATATCAAATCTTAAGTTCCTTTAAGTGAAATAAGATTATTTAGATTTGGAAACTCTACTAAGGTGAGCAATTATTTCCATTTTTTGAGAAGGAGATTCAGTTTCTCCAGTTTCAGTTTTATGAGTGTGTGAATTAAAAAGCTTCATAAAAGAATCTCCAAGGACTAACCTCTCGATTGCATTTTCTCCAAGCTCTATGCTAGAGCTATTAACAATAACTGTTTGTTTTCCGTTCTTCCTCTCCATGCGGATTTCATCGTCGTTCATTTTCAGAACAATCCTAAGATTTTCAGATCCATCTTTTGCGTTTTGAGTATCTAGTTGTATTGTTGCCTCCCCTAATTGAAATACCAATCCCTTCCTACGTGTATAGATCATTTTAAGTGGACCAGGTCGAGCTTCAGAATCGTATATAAGTGATTGCGTACCCTCATAAGAATTATCATCTTTGAGCTCAGATAAAAGATCATCAGAGATCTCCTTAATCGATTGATAGTTCATTTTATAATAATTATTCTCCTCAAAATGTACACCAACCACAGCTCCAATTCTAGGTATAGAAAGGTTACCCCCTCCGCCATTTCCACCAAAAGAAAGACCAGAGATTTGCTCTGCCCAAGGAAGATCTTCAACAGGAATATCATCAAGAACTCCGAAGACTCTCACTCTGGCTCTTCCCTCATAAAGCGGGTCCTTGTTATCTACAACTGAACCCAGGTATGTTTTTTCACTTGGCATTTTTATTCAAATTTAGATTTAGGAGTATTAAGTCCTCCTGTGCTAATATTATATTTATCAGGTGGTTTTAGATTCCCTAAATTTATTGGGGGTTCCATTAAAAAATCTCCAGATACTGGCGGATAATCCCTTCCAAGATCACCTCTTACTCTGGATGAAGAGATAGAAGGCGTTGGAGGATACACTGTCCCTGGAGGCTCGTTATTAAAAGTATTTAAAGGGTTGCCCATATCAAGATCAGGTCTCTGCTGTGAATATACCGGATTAGATCCTAATCCCTTAGCTGGATCCGAATATAATTTTTGATCGTAAACACCAGGGGTATTTAGTGAATTGCTGTCGTATTCATTCTTGTAAGTAGAACCATAGCTTCCCGCTCCGAGACTGGATGTATTTGAATCCATTATTGGATTTGAATTTCTATAAATACTACCAAAAATTTCTTGCTGGTTTAAATCTGTACCTGCCCCATAATTAGACTTCTCTTTTCCGAGATCTTTCCCTGGATGTGTTGGATATACATCTGAGTTTTGTATATTGGAATACACGCTTTTAAATTTATCAAAACCTTCTTCTGTATTTTTAGGGTATGCCCTTTCGTTTATTCCTGGATAAGCTCTATCAGGTAATCCCAGATCTTTTCCTGGAATATTTGTATAAACGTCTCCTGGTGTTCTGGAATACACGCTTTCAATAGGATCAGAATTTCCTCCTCTCGATTCAGGATACACTTTTTCATTTATTCCGGGATAAGCTCTGGAAGGTAATCCTAGATCTTTTCCTGGGCTATCCTGATAAACATCCCCAGTTGTTTTAGAATATACCCTATCAGGAGATCCTAGATCTTCTCCAGGAACATTAGGATATTCATCACCCTCTGGAGATTTATAAACTCTATTAGGAACACCTAAATTTTTACCCGGGGTTTCTGGGTAAACATCACCAAAAGTTTTAGGGTATACGCTATTAGGATCTCCAAGAGCATCACCAGGAACATTAGGATATTCATAACCCTCTGGAGATTTATAAACTCTATTAGGAACCGATAGATCATTTCCTGGTGATCCTGGATAAACATCACCAAAAGTTTTAGAATATACCCTATCAGGAACACCGAGATCATCACCAGGAACTTTAGGATATGAGTCTATACCGGGGGTTTCATAAAATCTATTCGGGATCTCTAAATCCTTTTCTGTTCTATTTGGATAAGCATCGCCAGAAGTTTTAGGATATACCCTATCAGGAACTCCAAGATCATCGCCAGGAACTTTAGGATATACATCTCCACCGGGAGATCCGTAAAATCTACTAGGAACACCTAAATCTTTACCTGGTGTTTCTAGATAAAAGTCACCTGAGATTTTATCATATACTTTTTCTGGAGATATTGTACCATCAACATTGGATTTAGGATATTCATTTCCATATGGTGATTTATAAACCCTATCAGGGTTTCCTAAATCTTTACCTGGGGTTTCTGGATAAATATCGCCTGGCGTTCCTGGATATACTCTATCAGGAACTCCAAGATCATTTCCAGGAACTTTAGGGTACTCGTCTCCTGAAGACGGAGGGTATGCTCTATTTGGAACTCCTAAATTTTTGCCGGGGGTTTCTGGGTAAACGTCAACTGGTGTTCTGAAATACACACTTTCAAGAGGCGATCCAGTATTGTTATCAGTGACTCTAGGATACTCATCCCCTGTTGATTGAGTATAGGTTCTAGATGGTAGTCCTAAGTCTTTCCCTGGATTTTCTGGGTAAACATCTCCTGAAGTTTTACCATATACTCTATCAGGAACTCCAAGATCATTTCCAGGAACTTTAGAATAAACATCACCAGTAGACGAAGGATACGCTCTAGAGGGTAGTCCTAAATCATCCCCAGGAGAATTTGGATACACATCTCCGAAAATATTCGGATAAATTCTACCAGGGACTCCTAGATCCTTACCAGGAGATTTAGAGTACTCGTCTCCGAAAGGTGATTCGTAAAATCTGTTAGGAACCCCAAGAGCCTTTCCTTGACTATCAGGATAAACGTCGCCCTGAGTTCTTGGATAAACTCTATTTGGAGCACCAAGATCATCACCTGGAACTTTAGAATAGACGTCGCCATCAGGGGATTCGTAAAATCTGTTAGGCAAACCAAGGGCCTTTCCTTGACTGTTCGGATAGACATCACCGGATGTGGTCGGGTAAACTCTATCAGGAACACCTAAATCTTCACCTGGGTTTTTAGGATAAGCATCGCCTTCTGGTCCACCATATAGTCTATTCGGAACGCCCAAATCTCTTCCCGGGCTATCTGAATAAACATCTCCAGATGTTCTTGGGTAAATTCTATCAGGAACCCCAAGATCTTCGCCAGGAACTTTAGGGTATACGTCTCCAGAGGGCTGGCTATATAATCTATTAGGAACACCTAGATCATTCCCTGGATTATTTGGATAGGAGTCACCAGTAGTCTTAGGATAAATTCTCTCAGGAGAACCAAGATCGTCGCCAGGAACTTTAGGGTATACATCTCCTCCAGGAGATCCGTAGAATCTATTTGGAAGTGATAGATCACTACCTGGACTGTTTGGATAAACATCGCCAGAAGGTGCTTGATAAACTCTATCAGGAACCCCGAGATCATCACCAATAACTTTAGGATATGCATCACCGTTTGGAGATCCGTAAAATCTATTAGGAACCCCCAAATCCCTTCCAGGGCTGTTTGGATAAACATCGCCAGAAGGTGCTTGATAAACTCTATCAGGAACCCCTAGATCTTCTCCTGGAGACTTCGTATAAAGATCCCCGGAAGGCTGACCGTATAGTCTGTTAGGAACCCCCAAATCCCTTCCAGGGCTGTTTGGATAAACATCGCCAGAAGGTGCTTGATAAACTCTATCAGGAACCCCTAGATCTTCTCCTGGAACTTTATAGTATGCATCGCCTTCTGGAGATTTGTAAACCCTATTCGGAAGTCCTAGATCTTCCCCTGGGCTATTTGGATAGACGTCTCCAGAAGGAGTTTGATAAACTCTATCAGGAGCTCCTAGATCTTCCCCTGGAACTTTAGAATACATATCCTCATTCAATGACCCATAAATTCTATTAGGAAGTCCAAGATCTTCGCCTGGTGACTTTGAGTAAACATCGCCTGATGTGGTTGGATAAACTCTACCAGGGACACCCAGATCTTCTCCAGGAACTTTAGAGTATACATCTCCCTCAGTGGGTGCATAAACCCTACCAGGAAGTCCTAAATCAGGGCCAGGAGAATTTTGGTAAACATCACCAGCAGGATTTGGATAAACCCTATTAGGAACTCCAAGATCATCGCCAGGAACGGTTTGATAAGCATCACCATTAGGTAAATTGTACTCTCTGTTAGGTAATCCAAGATCCCTACCTGGCGAATTTGAATAAACATCTCCCGACGGTGTCGGGTATATTCTATTGGGAACACCTAGAGAATCTCCAGGTACCTCCGGATAAGCATCTCGATTACCTGGAGATTCGTATATCCTATTAGGAAGACCTAATTCACTCCCAGGAGAATTGGAATAGACATCTCCTGAAGGGGTTTGATAAACCCTATCAGGAACACCTAAATCTTCTCCTGGTGATGTTGGATATAAATCACCTGATGCTACTTGATAAACTCTATCTGGAACACCTAGATCCTGTCCTGGAGATGCTGAATAAACATCACCAGATGGATTGTTATAAATCCTATCAGGAATCCCTAGATCAGCTCCAGGAACTCCGGTATAAGCATCACCAGAAGCTTCAGGATAAGCCCTGTCAGGAAGACCTAGATCTCTTCCTGGACTGTTTGAATAAACATCTCCTTGAGGATCTTGATAGACTCTCTCAGGAGCTCCAAGATCTTTACCTGGAACTGTTGGATATACATCACCACCTGGGGATCCATAAATTCTGCTAGGAACACCCAGATCATTACCTGGACTGTTTGAATAAACGTCGCCTGATGGGGTTTGATAAACCCTTTGGGGAGATCCAAGATCCTGCCCAGGAACGGTTGGATACTCGTCGCCACCAGGAGATGGATAAGCTCTTGTTGGTAGGCCCAAATCTGATCCTGGTGAAGTTGAATAGACATCACCTGTCGGTTTTACATAAACTCTTTGTGGTGATCCAAGATCCTGTCCAGGAACTGTTGGATACTCGTCACCGCCAGGTGATGGATATGCCCTTGTTGGAAGGCCTAAATCTGAACCAGGTGAGTTTGGATATGCATCCCCTGTTGGTTTTACATAAACCCTTTGTGGTGATCCCAGATCCTGACCAGGAACTGTTGGATATTCATCTCCACCTGGTGATAGATAAGCTCTTGTTGGTAATCCTAGATCTGCCCCTGGAGAAGATCTATAAGCATCATCCCTGACAGTAGGGTAAACTCTTTGAGGAACTCCGAGATCTTGACCGGGTGATGTTGGATATTCATCACCACTTGGACTATTGTATGCTCTTTGAGGAGGTCCACCCAGTCCTCCCCCTTGTGGTCCAGCCAACCTTGAGTTTCCACCGCCTAGACCCTGCAAGAAGTTTTGAGCATTATTAAAAGAAAGATTATTTCCATTCAGTAAAGCAGTATTAAAATTATAGGCATTTCCTAAAATGGTTCGATCTACACCAGATAGAGATCTAGTAATGGATGAAACCCCCTCGTTGATCAAATCATTTAGAGAGTTACCTATAAAATTTGTCAATAGATCCTTTCCAAGTTCAAGTATTCCTTGTAGTCCGGTTTTGGGGTTTGGTGCTTTTGGTGCTTGTTGAACAGACGATCTTGATCCGTCCCAGCTATCCCCAAGTATTAAAGGATTTCCGTCTAGTCTAATATTAGGAAACTGCGATCTCATTCTAACACGACCAACATGTATTTTGAATCCCTGTGTCACTATATCAGGGGAGATAGTTCCTGGTGTCATTATATTTTGGACTGGAGTACTTTCACTGAAATCAAATTCGCAATTTCTACACTCAAAAACAATAACGGGTTTGATCCCAGACTGATCCTGTTGATTTTTAAAGGCAGCTAAATCGTTATTAACTCCAGCTGTATTTAAAATACCTCCGACAAAAGAGTTAAATGGATTAGCTGGATTTGTTCCTCCCCCTACTCCATACTGTTGATTCTGTCCTGCTGCAGCTTCCTCCGCTCCAAGAGAAGTTCCTGGATTTTTTGCATTGCCAAGAAGTGTTGATAGGTTGTCTATTGTTTTGAGTGTAGCAGAGGACCCTATAAGTCTAGAAGTTTTAAAGAAATTTCTTATCTCCGTAACAAAGATATACATCATAAATCTTCTGAGGTTTCTAGGTACCAGCTCTCTCATATTATCATAATCAAAAGTGGCTTGATTGTATAGAGTAGCTAATGCGGTTATTCTTAGATTTAAAGATTCTAATGTTTTAAATTCCAGGACTTTTCCTGCAGTTCTTTGTGGATTAAAATTAGAAGCGGAATCGTCAGGAAATCCACCTCTGGTAACTTTAGCTAAGGCATCAAGCCCAGTAATCGATTGTAAAAACCAAGGGTAGTTGTCAACAAGATCTCGCAGCGTTTCCTGAAATTGAAGAAGCATATCCGATCTTTTTCCTCCTGTTCTAAATCCATCCTCTCTGTCAGCTAAATATCCGCTTGCTGAGTAGAATGAGATTTCTCCAGCAGGTCCTGGTGTTTTAAATTCGTACATTGGCTGGCTGAATGGATTTCTGGCAGCAAAACTACTAAGATCCGCTCCTGTTAAATAGTTTTCTTTTTTTAAAAGAGGACTAGGAGGCAGACCGTCATCAGGATCAACAGGTAAAACACCAAAATCAAAAACAACTTTAAACCCAAGGTATGTTGGGTCCTCATAATTTCCCTGTTTAGAAAGTTTAAACCCTTTTAAAAAGAGACTCCTTTGTTTATCTGTTGCTGACATTTGACGTTTAAAAAATTTAGTATATTTATCCCTATATTAAAATAAATCCCTCGTTGGAGATATTGGAAATGCTTTAGGTAGGGCACCTGAGCTATTTGCATTCCAAACCCTCTTGGCCAAAGTTAAAGACTGTCTCATTCTTCCACCCGAATAACTCCAATAAACACTCACCCCAATAACAACATAATTACCAGAAAGAAATAAATCCTGAACCGGCGAGGGGATGTCATTCGTTTCTCTATTACTCTGATTACCAGCATTCTGTTGTCTGAGCCCAGTTTCACTAACATAAATTTGAACAGGAACCACTTGACCCCTATAGATTCCAGGAAAATAGTTTTCTAATTCAACAACTAATGTCATTTTAGTTGCATCATTTATGTTGATTAGATTTTGAAACTTCGCATGAATAAAATTAGGATGTACTCCATCACTTGGTGAAATTTTAGAATTTAAAACACCAAGCCATTCTATTCTCTTTTCCTCCTTATAAGAATTATCTCTAGCTCTACCTTTCTGAAGAATAGCGTCTATTCCAATCTTCTCTGGCGTCTGTGATTCTATATCATATTTTATGTATTTGTTAGAAAGATTTTTTTCTTTCGCGTGTTCATCATAAAATCCTATCTGATTAACATATCCCATTTGATTAGTGTTAAGACCACTTCTAGAAGTCAAGGTATATCCAATTATAAAATAAGGAATTGTTCCATACCCACTAAGATTAGTTAAAACTAAAGGCCCTTGAACAGGTCCAGGATCTGGGGTTGCAGCATATTCATTACTAGCTTGATAGCCTCCTCCAACATATCCGGGGAGGTAAACTGCAATTTGCTGAGGTGGATCACCATAATCAAACTGTGAGCCAAGATTAACAAAATTGAGATTATAATAGCAATCTATCCAGCAATCAAAAAAACTTTTTTCGTCGTCCTTGTAAGCACGCAAAGAAACCTCTTGTATAAAATCATAATATGAATATGATGGACATATCCAAGTCATCTTGTCATTTAAGGTCCTGTCATTTGTGGAAAATCCTAAGTTTAAATCCTGAGAAACCTGGAGCAAGCATTCAGAAGAGGTAACGTCTCTAAATGATTTAATTCGATTAGTATAGAGTCCAGGGATTCTACATTCACCCATAATGGTGAATTTTAAATTTTTACCTCTGCCTTCGGCATCTTTCCCGCTGGGGTCCATCACACTTGAAGGCTCACTATTCACAGAGAGAATACTAAAATCCATTCTAAATGGTTTATAGTAATCCCCAGGTGATCTCATGTAAACAGAAGCTATATCACCATCCTTTGGGTAATTCACAGAAATAAAAACACTTTCTAGTGCATAGAAAGTAAATTTTACAATGGGCAAAAATCCATCTAGATTCAGATCAAACTTTTTTAAATATTTAGTAACACTATATCCATTAATGGTTATAAAGGGAACATAAAGACCTATATTCTTTTCGACTACAAATCCATCATCTCTTTCTTTCTGTAGATCGTCTGGGTTCTTTCTTCTATCTACTTGGACCTGTTCATCCAATTTGATATTGTTTAAAGCTAAAGTTACTATTTGGATATCCTCTAATGACATAATTAAGGATTAAGAGTTATTTGGTAAATTGAATCCACCTCCACCTGCGGAAGGAGCTAATACAAGGTATCCATTTTTCTTATCGATTGGAGATTCACCTGGCTGTGCAACGTTAGGAGGTAGCATCATCTGTGGATTGTTTTTAATCTGGCTGTTCAAAAATTTCTTTCTTCCGTCGCTAATTTCAAACTTTTTTTGCTCCTGATTTTTTCTAAATCCCTGATTTGGATTAGTGTTTGTGTCGCTAGATACCATTTTCTGATTTAAAATCTGTCTAGCATTAAACATATCATCAATTGTTCTGTTATCAGGAACAGCCAAAAGTTGTCCCTGATTTAGTGAGAACGGATTACTTATTGCATTAAATTTAAGCAAGGTGCCCATCTGATTTTGATTACCCATTTTAATGGTAGCAATTAAATCGGGTCTCATTTGGAAATATTCGGTAACTATTGCAAGTGCCTTGTAATCTGGACCGACCCCCTGAAAGCTAATAGAGGGTTTAGTTAAATCCCAAATTCCATAATTCCAAAGGGTCAATCCAGATGATGGATTAAATACCGATTTATTTCTAACAAGCGTGTCTATCTCTAAAGCCATAAAAAAAAATTAAATTAATTAACCCCCACCCGGAGGAATTTTTTGCCAACTTTGACCGTCCAAATAAGCATTCTTGGTGGCTTCTGATAATACGTTTCCGTTCACATCTCCAGTTGATGCAAAAGATTGTGCATTAGCAGAGGTCTTTAATACAGATTGATAAAGTTTACCGTCACCTCTATTAAAGATACTTTCTATCTCACCTCTCTCCCTCTCCCTTCCATGCTTTAACGTAAACGTCGCCTTTACTCCGGTTGGAAAATCATCAGGTCCAAGCGATTCAGTAAATTCTATTTTAACCCCATCGCAAACAAGATTTCCAATCATAGCAATAGGGTTACAAGGATTACCAACAGTTACGTGCCATTCTCCCACTGGTGCACCAGTTAAAAGAGACAATGGCGCCCTATAATTGTCAGTAAGCTCCCCTGATACCGAAAGTTTTATCAATCTTCCAGCTGCAGTACCTAGTGTGTTTTCGAATTGCTTTATTTGATCGACAAATTTTGCTGGATCGTTTCCACCCTCGAGGAGAAGATTAGAAAGTTTTGCTCTTACATCGTCGACTGCATTTGATTCCGGATCGTTTAAAGTTTTTGTTGTAGCATCGGCAAGTTTATTACCAAAGTCTGTGAACCATTTGATGGGATTCGAATAATACAGTTCAAGGCCTCTGTCTCCTCCAGGGAATGCGATTGCGGGGGTGTCTGCTTGGTATCGAATATCAGGGGTTAAGAAATTTCCATAGTTTGTTCCTATTGAAAGAAGATTTGCTAAAATATCCAGCATAGCTGCTTTTGAGTTTACCTCACCAACGGAGGTTAGATCATAATCAAAGACCAAAACGATATCATTCCAGGTGAAAGGAAGTCCAGTGGCTCTTACCTGTGTTGTTGTAACTACGTCAACTGACGTCCAAATATATTCACTCATCACACCACCTAAATCCTTAGATTTATCTCTAAGTGCTCTTGTTCGTCTAGCTTTAGTTACTGTTTCGTTAGGATCAGTAGCTATAGTCAAACCCTCAACTATGCTTCTACCCGCATCATAGATGTTTTTTACCTGTGGACTAATCTTATCTAACGTGGATCCTATAAATGACATTGGGCCTATACCCTGATCACCAGTAAAAAGACCTTTAGAAAATGCCTCTTGCCTTTTTATCTCCTCTTGTGTTGCTGGAAGCCATTTTAATCCAGTAGTAAAACTGAGTATACCCGAAAGGGAGTTTCCAGTATTTCCACCAAACCAAGTTATTGCCTGGGCGACAGGTCTTCCGACCCCCTCCGTTATATAAGCCTCATTATCTTTTAATGCTGCAGGGATAGACATATTGTCCAAAACTGGAGTTGGGAATCTTCTTAACGTTATCATGTAATTATTAGGAATAGATCCATAGTATTTACAATAAAGAAAATCCTTCCAGTAATAGGGTGCGGAAAGTCCCCCTATAATATTACCAATATATGTAGTTGAAGAAACTATCCCACTTAAGTTTCCAGTGTTTTGCGAAGCAACTGACTCGTTAGACATCGTTTCCTTAACTAGCATTCCTGCAGAGGGGTTCTTTGATGCTATAGAAGAAATTGACTTATTAAAAGAAACGGATTCTGATCTATAATAAGCGTTTTTAAAATCATTCTCGTAGCTTCCTAGAGAGTAGAAAAGAAATTGACCATATTTTGCAGGGTTCCTCTTTCCTGCTTCATAGAATAGCGACTTAGCGGTCTCTCTCTTAATGGGATTCGCACCAATATTGCTATACTTGGAAATTAAAGTATTGGAGTCAGTCTTGAGTATCTGTTCCCGGAGAAGATCTTCTATCATTTAATCCATCACTATTTTTTATAGTCGGTGGATAGCATACTCTTCCTCTTTTGGTAATTCGGATAAGAAGTTCTCCAAATTACTTTCAAATTCAGGGGTTATGTTCTTATAGCAAATAAGCATGCTATCACACTTCGTACTATATATTCCCTGAACAATTTTCTTACGAATAGTGTAGTTTAATATAAATTCTGATTCTGTTGCTAGATTATCTATTTCGTATCCAAGATCCCTTATTATTTTAGAGATGTCTACAATATAAGGGTCCAGCTTTTTAATGCGTGGTTTTTTCCTAGACTCTTTGGGAGAATTTTTAGATAAGTAGATGTTAAATATTTGCTTTTTGGGCATTTTTATTCTTCGGTTTCGCTCAATTCATCCCAGTTTGATTTTATCATAAATGATTTAAAACTGGTATACTCTGGGGATTCTTGATTCCAATTTTTAAAAGAATCTAATTCCAATTTTACCCCATCCCTATTGACATTCTTCATAATCTCTCTATTCTTCATCTCCTGAACAAACATTCTATGCTTGTTTTTTCCCTCCTCTATATTATTAGAAATGTCATCGATGGTTTTCTTTTGGGGAATATTGATTCCAAGTTGTTTTAATATTCTTCTTTGTTCCTTCTTAGAAATTTGTCCACTCATATTTTTACAAAATTAAATTTCAGCAGTAAATCCTCTAGGTCTACCAAAAACTGAGTCGTCCCTGTTGTACATATCCATGCCGACAACATACTTAAACAGTTTTAGAAATAGCGCAGGTATAAAAACGTCTTTTGTTTTAACTACATCATTAGAAGGAATAAATAAAAATTCAGACTGCTTCTCATTCTCAGATCCGTCTGTAGTAGCTGTTCCTCTTTTAATTCCTGTAACATTAACAGCAAAACATGGATGCTCTGTGTCAACCATCTTTGAAGCAGTAACTGTTCCTAGAAAAAACCATTTGTCATTTTCAGTAACAGAAAAACCAGTTTCCTCCTTTAGCTCTCTTTTAGCTGTTTCCAAAAATCCTGAATCATCATCATCAGTCCTTCCAGAAACTACGGTTAAAGAATATCCACCTTCCCTAAAATTATTTCTTTCCCTGAGTACACCTATTGATATAGGAAGATTGTTTTCGTCGGTAACATATGGTAATATGATAACAGAATCATCTTTAGGTCTTAATCCAATATATCCATCTCTATCTATTACATCAAATCTTGGAGCTGTATAGAGTACTTTTTCTTTTATTGATTCTTGCATTTTATTCTTCTACTTCTTTTTGTTCTTTCTCTGAATCCTCATTAATCTTAGATTTTTTTCCGGAGTCAGAATAATAAGATTTTTTAACAGAATCAGCTAATGATTTTTTTATGTTATTAATATCTATCCCATCTAAGACAAAATCAATAATTTCCTTTTCTGCCTCTTCAAAAGATAAAAGAAGAACATTGTATAAATCCTTCGGAGGAAGATTCAATTTTATCTTAATCGAAACCTCAACCATATTCTTTTTCTGCTTTCTTAACAACTTATATATCGGAGATTCAGGATTGAGATCACCAGTCTCCTCGTAAACTATAGAGGTAACTGCAGACTCTTTTATAATATCTCTTTGTTGAATTGGTTGTTCTTTTACTATAGGAGCAGCAGGAAACATTAGCATGTATTCTTCAACTAGATCAATGTTAATTTTTCTCCCACTTTGGAAGTCAATAAAAATGAAATCACCATTATTTGAAATACCCTTGTATCTTTCTACAGCAGGCACGTTTTCACCCTTTATCCACTCAAAATCATAAGGTGAATACTGATCTTGATACTCTTTAATTGTTTTCTGAGGAGATTCCATTTTTTTATTTTTTTTTATTGTCCCAAATAGGGACTTGAATAAGTTCCCCATCTATTGTTTTTTATTATTTTTATTGTGATTTGTTCCAGAGTTCATAAACTCATATTCACCAGTGTTCATATAAGTTTCTAAAAAAACAGGCAAATCCTTAAGAATAAGCCATGTTGATTTTCCCTTATTTGATTTCTTGCCATCATACTTCCACATTTCAACTATATTATCTAGTATTTTATCATTGTGTCTAGAAAACTCAATAACCTTATTGCCCTTCTTTTTTTTAAGGATTATTGAAGACCCGTATTCTAAGTTGAAGTCTAAATCAAAGCTCATCTTTAATTGTAATACTCGATGACCTTTTTGTTTCGATGATTAATTCTGATTCCTAAAATATATGCTCTCTATCTCCTCGTTAGGTAAAAATGTAGAAAGAGCTTTTCTCATCCTCCTGATGCTATCATCAGTTTCAGATCTGTATATAGGATTATCTGAAGATTTATTCTGGTTGTTGGAACGATTGTTTTTTAGGGTTTCTATAAAATAATTAACAAATCCATCCTTGTGCGTTTTGGTATCGCGTCCTGTGCATCTGTTTATCAGATAATCATAATATGGGTTTTTAGATTTTAATTCGGATAAACCTATGGGTTCCTCTATCCCCATGGATGGATCGTCATCAAAATTAAAGGATGTCTTTTTACTTTCACCTTTATTATCTATATGCAAGCAGGGTATTGTAGAATCCTTTGTTTTGTAAATCTTGAAAGATCCAAATAAATCATGTTTATTTCTTTTCTTTAAATCCACCAAAGATTTATTTTTTAAAACCGCCTCCCATGAATCTCTATCTTTTCTTTTAATTGTATCTACATCGTCGGGAATACCAAGTAGGTCCAAAAGAATCTCAATATCACATCTAGTAGATTCTGTTCTTTGTCCGTTCTTAACCGTTAAATAGTTAGCAAAGCCCTCTATAAAATCATCTATAAGATCTTCCGTGGTATCATGATCCTCTAGATTTTTATATTTGTTAATAGATACCCTTGAGACCTTGCCGTTCTCACCCTTCTTTGTTTTAATTATACTAAGAGGAATTTCTATCGAATCTAGCTCTTCACCAGCTTTATTAACGTAACTCAATAAAGCAGACCCACCTGTACTGTTAAACAGTATCGCTCTATTTTTTTTAGAGTCTGGATTGCTGGTGATGTCAGTAACAGAAATAACACAAGAATCATCAGAGTCCTTTACGTGTTTAAAACCGTAACTTATTGATTCCTTTAGTTGAAAAAAATCTAAAAATTTTTTAACTGACATTAGTAATTAATAATTAGTGTCACTCCCGAAATGGATAGTAACATCGAATTTTTTAGGATCGGTAGACGCGTTCATATCAATTTCCAATTTAGAAGGATATGTTGGAATTTTATATTCTTTATATTCAACGTGCATTTGTCCAATATCTATAGTTCTTCCAGGTATAAGGTCTATATCAAAATCTTTGGTTGGATTTGGATGATCGTCTACACTAAATTCAAGTTCCACATTTTTTATTGAGAAAGTAACATCAGAGATTCCTTTTTTTGTGATATCTAAGTTTACTGAATATTCAACAAAAGCCTTAGAGTTTATGATATCCTGATATTCTTTAGGCCTATTGTGTATATCTATATCAATGTACTCTATCCCGGTGCCGAAACTATATTCACCCCTAGGACCCTCTTTTTTTGCATATGTGAATGCTCCGTAATCGTAAATTCTAGACATTAAAAAGACTTTTCTTGTATATATCTTTAAGCTCTTCTAATGAGCGACAAATATATACATTAGATTTAAAAAAGTCCAGAGATGAAAAAAAAGTTAAGCCCTATATGGTTTTTGAAGGATCCACTGGATCCAGAGCACAAGGAGTATATCCTATTGGACTATTTGAAAGCAATAAGTAAGGATCTAAACCATAGCAACTGTTTTACCATTACAAAAGAGATCTCAAGGATAATAAAGTCCTTGAATGACTATAAAGAAACTAAAAAATTTAGCAAATCCGTTACTGATCTTTTGAAAAGAGAGGATAATGAATTTATGGAAGAATTCACAAAAAAGGATTTAAATGATGAAGATTTAAAGAACATAGAATCAATCATAAAGAGCTCTTTGGACACCCTTTATGGGTACTCAGGAATCTGTTTAGAGATGATAAAGGAGGAAGAATCTAAAATTAAAATATTCAAGATCCAATCAAAATTTGATCCGCCGATAAGAAAAGATGACTCTGGTATACTCATAATCAGAAATATGGCAACTGATAAGATCTTAAATTATTTTTTCAGAGCTCAAATAATAATGAAAACAGAGGATGGCGATAAAGAGGTCTTTATCTTAAAAAAAGCTCCCGTTAGGAACCCATTTTTTTCACTTAATTACGAGTACATATATCACGAGATTCTGAACGAGTTTAGCATAAATGGTGAGCATTTCCCACATTTATACGTTATAGAAATATATGAGAATTTTGAGGAGGAATCCGAAATTTATAAATTAGCTAAGGAGAAATTCATAGACACACTATCAAAAAAATCCACATAAAAAAAGGCCTATAAAGGCCTTTTCTTTTTAATAGCATATCAATATTAAAAATCTTCCAATCTTTTTAAATCCGATGAAAATTCTAGGGATTCAGTGGTGTGCATTATGCTGGTGGTACCGAAACTAGTAGCATCTTTAAATATGCCTTGCTCATTTCTATCTATTCTTACACCAGGCACATTTATGTTTGAGGTGTTTGCAAAAACAGCATTAGCATATCCAACATGATCATATGCAGGCTCTCTTTTAATGGTAGAAAGACCTGATTTCATTAACCCACCTTGCGATTGGTTAGAAGGTGCAAGTGGCTTGTATTTATTGTCATGTACCTTGTTCAGAAACTGATCAAAATTTAATATTTCCCTTTGGGCTACGTTTTGTAAATTCATATTAAAAAAATTAATTTATGCTGCAGCTGCTGAATTCCATATTCTTTGTAAAGCCCCCCAAATTCCATCTGAAGAACCTGAATCACCTCTTGATGCTCCTGTTGATGGCGATACCTGGCTTGAAGTGTATGATTGTCCCAGTCTTTGGCTAAGAGCATTGGTAAGTTTTTCTTTGTCATTACTGCTTAAATTTTCAACAGCTTCTTTACCGATATGAGCGCTTCCTAATAGCTCCTCGAATGCTTTAACCATTTTATCCTGTCCTTCCTTACTTAAAAGCATATTTCTTAGAAAAGTAAAAGCTAAACCAGTTGTCTTAATCCCCATAGAAGCAGCTACGGTATCTATACCTTTTTGTTCTACGAATCTTCTTAAAGAGTCAGCAAGTTTAGGAGCCCAATAAGTTGAATTTAAATTATCCCCTGAAAGTATTTTTGGGATATCACCCATTGGAATTTCTGTTACGAAGTTCTGAACAAATGAAGAAAGTAGGGATCCTTCCATAAGACCCAATTTCTCTAAAAGAGCAGCAGTTATTTTTGTCCTGATTGTGTCTTTGAATCCAGTTCCCATTACAGAAAACAGATTTGAGAAAAATCCACCGAAGTTGAAGTCCTCATTTATCTGAAATTCTTTTAATTTTTTAATGTTTGACATTGAAAAAAATTTTTCTTATATATATCTAAACAGGTTTAGGATTCCTCTTATTTAATAGATTCTATAAAGAGATTAACCGCTTTTTGTCTATATTTAATTCTATCCTCTTTTATTTCAGGGTTTTTAAGTGCCTCTTTTTTCCTGTTTAATATAGATTCGGGTAAAAGTGGACCAAATGTGTCCTTAAGTATTTTTTTATCTGTCCTCCATTCTATAGGTAAATGCAAGGCAAATCTAACTATTTCTAGATTCAGGAATGGATTTCTTAACTCCAGGGTATGTGCCATAGACATTTTATCAAGTCTAGGCAAGTGGTAATAGGTAAGCTCTTCAAAAATGTCAGACTGCTGGGAGTCGTATTCGTGGATTCTTGAATATCCGCCAAAGAGCTCATCAGAGCCGTCCCCGCTAATAACTATCCGATATCCTGTTTCCTTCTTAACTGCTTCAAATAAATGGTATTGCGGTATAACAGATCCTAGATCTATAGGTCCTTCGTTCCAATCACAATAAATATCTGCCAGTTTGCTAGAATCCATATTGTAGTCTAAAAAGTTAATCGGGGTCTCTAAATGCTCACTAAGTGCTTTAACATACTGGGATTCCCCATTTTCTATAGAAAACCAGGTTACCTTGGATTCAAGCTGTTTAAGAATTGCTGCTATGATCGAAGAATCTAGACCCCCAGAAACTAACACCGATATTGGATAGTTCTTAGACACCAGACGGAACTTTACGCTCTCTATCATTTTATCCCAAAGCCATTCCATATGAGCCTCGTAATCAGCTCCTATTAAGCTTTTAATTGGGGTTTCCCAAGCTCTATAATACTTAGGGAAAATGTGGTTAAAAAGTGGAGACGCTATATTGTAGGAATAAATGTTATTTGGTAAAAGTCTTTTAATGTTTAGATAAGGTGTTCTTTCATCCTTATTATATCCCCATTTCCTAACCGAACTAATATAGGATTGGTCAAGATCACTTTGACCTGTAAATAGACCTTTTATCTCTGAGCAAATCTCACCAAGCTCATTTTTATAAAGGCACTTCTTACCAAGAGGATCGGTAAAGGCGATAATATCACCAGTTTTAGAATTGTAGATAATTATAGCCCAAAATCCATCCCAAGTTTGAATATGAGGAATATACATAGCACTAAAGAACTCCACGCTTCCACCTCTATAACTAGAGAATAAATTACAAAGATACTCAGTATCGGATGAAAATTTAGTTTGATCATAATTAAAGATCTCACCATTAAACATCAAATATATTCCATCTGATATTTCTAGAGGCTGTGCCCATTCATCACCATCTAATGTCTGGATGGGAAGTCTATGGTGGCATAGGGTAACACCATCAAGATCAACCATTGATTTTTCTATTCCTCTATGTTCTATAGAATCTAAGAGTTCGGGCATTTCGCTGGCCCTAGTAGTTAGCAGTATTCCGCACATAATTAAATGGTAAATTCTGATTCAAAAAATGATTTAAGTTCTGATACAGTTTTAGTATCGAAAGTATTTTTAAAGATCTTTAAGTTTCCAATACCTATTTCGTTAAATTTAGAAATAACAAACTCGAAAGCTTTCCTTTCTGCTGATGATTTATCGGCATAGTCCCATTGATCTTTATTTCTATCGGATTTATTTGGATTGTCCCCATCTATATAAAGGACGGTAATTCCTGACATTAAACCTGAATTTTTAATATAAAGAATTTGTTTAGCTGCATCAGACTTTGATATTCTATTCTCAGAAATTCCCCAGGCTAAAACAGTTAGGATTCCGCGGTCGTGTATGAAGTCGGGTAGATTTATATCCTTAGCCATTTGCATAAGCATGAGTTCTTTACCCATTGAAAACGAATGTGCCTCTCTGTTGTCCTTACTGGAAAGCCCTAAGAGATTAAAATAGCTGCCAAAATCAAACTGGAATCTTGGGATCCCAACAAGCTTAGAGATCTCAGTAGAGAGATAGGTTTTACCAGAATTTCGAGAACCTTCAAAAACATAGATCATTGGTCTTTATTTTTTATATTCTACAAATGTAATAAAATTCCACGGACATAAAAAAAACCAGGATTATTCCTGGTTTTTGTATTTTGAATATTTTTAAATTAACCTAATGTTTCTGTCGTTCCCTCAATATCACCAACTTTTTCTAGTTCGTCTGCACTTGTAGTAGAAGTTTGATATGTTGCAGCCAAAGTACCAGCTATCTGCTGATTGTCTGGGCTTTCTAGAGCTTCCGCACCTCTTTTTAAAAGATCGTCCTTTACCTTCTTTGCACCCTGTTTTGCAAGATCTAATGCTTGTTTAAAAGCTTTTGATTTATTTGCTAAAGTATTTATTTTCTTAACAGATTTTAGGTTATTGAAAGCAGA